AGTCACGACCGTCGCGCGGAACAGGAATATGGCTCACTGCCTCTTTCACCATCTGCTCAAGCATCGGACGCACATCATCCGGGGTGATACTTTTGCCGTCTGCCGGTACCGGAATATTCGCAACCGCATCATTCACCGCCTTCTGCAGAACATCCGGATCGTAGTCACGACCGTCGCGCGGAACAGGAATATGGCTCACTGCCTCTTTCACCATCTGCTCAAGCATCGGACGCACATCATCACCCGTCACGCACTTCTGTAATACCACAGACTGAGAAGCCAGTTTTTCTTCAAACGTTTGTGCCTGCGCGGCTATTTTCTCCTCAAATGTGCGCTGTAAATCCGCCAGCACTGTGGAAAATTCTTCTCCCAGTGCACGAATAATGGACAGTTCCCGTTCCGTCATTTTCTCAGTATCCCCCTGAACATCGCTTTCACCGCATCATGCTCTGTTTCACTGATTGCCTTATTACCGTCAGATGCGCCGTCAGGCAGCTGTGATGAAACTGTTTTCCCGGCAGACGCGAACGGATCCTCACGGGCATCACGACGGGACAGCGCCTCCAGACTGTAGTTCTGCTGCTGAAGATACAGTGCATCACCGCCGGCCAGGGGCGGCAGGTTCTCCCGTTTACGGGCCTCATTGGGCGTGAGAAGCGTATTTTTCACCGCATCCCCCAGCGTTTTCATGCGCCGCTCACTGTCCATTCTCAGCAGCGTGGTGACATCAAATTCTGTACTCTCGTTTTCCCCCGTTTTCCAGCGCCTCATCCAGTAACAGTTCAATGGACTCAATCAGCGTCTGCAGGCACTGGGAATAATACTGCTGCTCCAGCGCCTCCACGTTGTCACTGGAAGGCGGTTGTCCCACGCCAATCTTGTAGGCCGGGACACGGAACACCGAACAGACAATTTCAGCGGTCATCTTCAGTTGTTCCACCGTCTGCGCATCCACCGGTGAAAACGTCGTGGGGTTGTATTTTGCCCCGTTGCTCAGAATGGCCGTTTTCCCCGCATTTTCGCCTGTATACCCGCTGTCCCAGTTGCTCTTCAGTTTTTTTCGCATTTTCTTCCGTAATACTGCCGGGGATCTCAATCACCCCGGACGGCCTGCCGCCATTTCTGAAAAAAGACGTCGAATTTTCCTGAATATGATGCCCCTGCGTGGCCGCCAGCCCGGCGGCATACACCGGCGGCAATCCTATAAGCGGATGAAAAAAAACAGTTAAACCGGTCGTGGATCACTTCCCGGGCAGGCACCGTCACCGCCTCCGTGATCCCGCAGTTCCGGTCCGGCGTGATGCGGTAGAACACCTCGCCGTCATCCGCCACCAGAGGTTCAACCCGGCTCCAGTCCAGAATACGCAGTTCTTTGATCTGCCCCCGGCATTACGGATTTTCAGCACCACCGTATTGCCATGACGCAGTTTGGCGTTCAGCCACAGTTCAAAAAACTGGATGCGGTTCTGCTGGGCGTTGGGACGACGACAGAGGCGGGCAATATCCCCCCGGCGCGTTTCCCTGCGTATCCCATGCGCATCCGTCTGCATAAGACGCAGCCGCATTTTGGCGATATCCTGGGATATCAGCGAAATACATGCAAACACCGCATGAAAGGAGAGGACGGCTTCAGGATCGGCTTTCACGCCCTGCTGCCAGGCGCCGGAAAAGGGCTCAGCCACCGCCTGAAACAGGCTGGTCCAGCCCGCCTCTCTTACGTCACGTCCTGATTTCTGGTTTTTTCGGGTTCGCCGTAAAAGGTTCCACATTCGCCATGCTCCGCATCACGTTTCTTTTTCTGACCTGCCGGACGTCGCACCGTGATGTACTCCGCCTTTCCCAGGCGAACCAGCACCTCCGCACACGGCTGTGCCACATCACGGATATCCCCGGCCCGGGCATCATGCGTGCCCTGCAGATATCGGATCTTTGCCATAACCTGTTACGGGAGGCGCACGCCTCCCGTCCTCCTTATCAGACTCAGCCGCCGGACGCACTGCCGTAGTTCACTCCGGTGATCACCGCCACCGCCGCAGTACGGCGACGACGCCAGTTGATCCAGCGCTCCGCACGGATGGCCACGCTGCCTGTCTGGAACATGGAAACCAGCTCCACCGGGGACGGCGTGGTACTGTCGCCGCCCGGCTCAGACTGCATTTCCAGTGATGCCTCGCGGGACATATCCACTGCCACGCCGCCGTCATCCGCCAGATAAATATCCGGGGCATTCACCAGCACCAGCTGGTCACCCACGTACTGGGAGACAATCACCGGCAGCCCCTGGAAGGAGCCACCCAGCAGGGTCATGTCCGGGTATTCCTTCTGACCCAGCGCATTTTTACGCATGGACAGTGCCAGGGCATTGGTGCTGGACATCAGCCAGACCGCACCGGTGGGCTGCAGGTTTGCTGCCACAAACTGTCCAAACGCAGCCTCGGCATCCGCATCCGGGTTACCGGTTGATGCCGTGCCCTTCACATCATGGGTGATGGACGCCGGGGAGACATCTGCCACTGCGGCTTTTTTCGGGTCCACAAAGTCTGTATCCAGACGCGCCACCACCGCTTCCGCCAGCGCATTACGGACCAGTGCATCAGCAGCCGGACTGGAAAAACGGATCAATTCTTCCGTCAGTACCGCAATGGCCGACACCTTCGCATGACTGAAGGTGATGGATTCAAAATCAAACTTCGTCAGGGGTTTTGCCTTACCCTCACCCACCCAGCCGGCAGCACCGCCGGACACCTGGGCGTGCACACGGATATTGAATGGCACCTGACGAAGTGCAGGGATCCCGCCCTGACCAAATCGCCCGATAATGGTCTGCGGACGCAGGTAATCAATAAAGTCCTGTGCGTATTCCTGATATTCAGACAGGCTGCCTGCCCACTGCGGATCCGTGGTGGTCCCCGCGCCCACTGCCGATTTCAGGACATGATGCAGACGACTGTCATCCGGATACTGACGACGGGCCACTTCCAGGGCTTCAGATCGGACGCCTTTAGCCGCAGCCAGCGATTTGGCAAAGCGGGCGAAGCCAATCCCCTTATCCAGTTTCTGCTCCACACGGATCACCGGCGCAGAAGCCACCGCGGCCACATTCCCGTTACCGGCCTGTTTCACCGGCTGCGCCGTGGCGGCCTTACCGGCTTCCAGTTCACGCAGGCGCTTCAGGTGCGCATCCACCTGACGGATTTCCGCTGCGGTGTTGTCGTAATGCTCTTCCTCCTCCACATCCAGCGTGCGCCCTTCCTCTGCGGCTTTGGTCATGACCTCCTCAAGGGAGGCTGCCAGCGCTGCACGCTTGTTTTCAAAACTTTTAATCTGTTCGCCAATATTCATTATGGTCTTTTCCTTATGAAAAACGGTTGTTGACTGTGCCGCAGCGCCGGCAGAAGATGCGATTTTCACCACCGGTTTCCGGTTGCCGGACGCGGCAGAAAACGGGCGGTCGTAAGATTTAATGGTCCGGATGGTGCATTCCGCATTCGCGGGCATGGTGACGGCAGACACCTCCATCAGTTCCCAGCGCAGAAAATGCAGTCCGCCTCCGTCCAGAAAGGTGTATTCATGGGGACGGAAGCCCACGGACAGCCCCCTGACCAGCCCGGTCTTAATGGCCGCCCAGACCTCATCCAGCCGGGCAGCCAGTTGCGACGGCATATCCGGTACGGGCTTCACCAGTGTTGCCGTGATTTCCAGCCCTTCGCTGACCCGGCGCACCGTACACTGCCCCACCGGGCGGGAATGGTCATGCTGCCAGAGAAACGGGATCGCACTGCCAAACTCCGCGCCCTCCGGCTCCAGGATGTCACCATCCCGATCCGGAGAAGGCGTTGACGCAATCCCGGTGATCACCCGTTCATCCTCACTGAAGGATTTCACCGTCAGCAGGGAACAGGCCCGTTTAAGAGTCACATCAGCCTCCTGAAAATAAAAAAACCGCCGCAGCGGTTCATGATGGTTACAGTGTGAACAGGGTTATATGAAAAAAACCGCATATTCTTTCTTTTTCGGTTCCGGGTTAAGGGACATCAGGGAGACCGCATTGAACAGCGCCATCAGCGGGTCAATTTTTCCCCGTCCACTGGCCTGTTTGGTGATAAGAATGGCGTTACCTTTAGGCTCCACCCGGGCATTGCCGACACACCAGGCCATCAGGGGCTGGTCACCATGCACCAGCACCCCTTCAGCCAGTTTGCGCTCGGTGGTTTTAATGGCCCCGCCCAGTTTCCAGCCCTGGCTTATCCCCACCACAATTCCGTCGGGGATCCCGGCTTCCGCCAGTGAATCCAGAATCTGCCCCACCCCTGACGGGTCAATACCGATATGGTCCAGTAACTCAGCCTCATGAATGCGACGCACATATTCCGCCACTTCCGCCGTGTCATCCCCGACACGCCGGACAATGGTCATATCTCCACAGGCAACAAGATCCTGAAACCGGGACGCCTCGCTCTTCCGTCGGACCACCGCGGTTTCATGCGCCCAGGCATGGCCCCAGCCCAGCCATTCGCGGGTTTCCCTGTCACGGCCAATCACGTACATTCCCAGCAGATCATCCAGGCCCCCGCCGTCAATCCCCACCGTCACCACATCAGCGCGCTGCAGGATATCGTCCAGGCTGACGCGCCTGCCCTGCTGCTCCCAGAAATCCGCACCCGCCCAGCGGTCAGAACGCAGGGCAAGACCAATTTCCACATTGGCATGTTTTGACATGAAGCCACGAAATGCTTCCTCACCAGCCTCCCGGGCTTTACGGTACTCCCGGTACAGAAAAGCCTCATCCACCGAATAACCGAGATTCGGGTTAACCATGGCGAGGTTTTCCATCAGCAGGTGAGCCCCGCTTTCCACCATTTCAGGAGGATGCTCAAAAATCACCGGCAGAAAGTGCGGATCATGAATTTTGCCGTCACGGACATCCCGGGCGTACTGCAGTTTCTGTCTGAACACCCCGGCTGGCGGCTCATTCGACTGGGTGGTCGTATACACCACAAACCCTTCCGGGCGGGAGGCAAGGCCGCCTATGGCTTCACGTAACATGTCCTCCGCTTTGTACTGCTTGCCAAATAACCACAGTTCATCAATCAGCGTCCCCACGGACTTGATACCGGATACCGTATTCGGATCGGCAGCCACCACCTTCAGGGTGGTGTCCGTCACCCTGTGGGTGATGGTCCGGATATGTGTCTGCACCTGACAGAGGTCATCCAGATCATCGTCCCGTCGTACCATATCCCTGGCAGGGTTGAAGGCGTTAGCCGCCACCTCCACGGTCGGGGCCAGAATGGTGTAGCCCGCCGCCTGCCGCCAGTTCAGTAACAGCGCCGTCATCATGATCCCGGCAGCCAGCGTGGACTTGCTGTTTTTCTTGGGGATAAGGATAAAAACTTCCTTGATATGGCGTACACCGGTCTGCGCATCGTAGGAGCCAAACAGGGCCGCCACCAGGTCAAACACCCACTGTGCGCAGGACTCCCCGAACGTCGGGCTGCCCGGTGCATCCACAATCCGCAGTTGTTTAAAAATCGCCAGGGCATGTGCGGCCTGCTCCGGATAAATCGGAGCCGGAATAATCGACAGCCCCTTTTTCAGGCGCTCTGCCCAGTCCGGGCAGGCCGTGCTCCACACAGGTATCATCCGTTGCCCTCATTATCATTATTCACCACCAGGCGGGGTGGTGGTGGCACCGCAAAACGGTTAGCCGCTTTTTTCGCCGCGTCACCTTTTGCCGATTTTTTACCGGCATCCCCTTTTTTGTGGTGCGTGAACTGCGCCAGCTTATAAGCCGCATCCAGCGCCAGCCTGGGGTCGGTATTAATGTTCTCCACCAGAAGACGCCCCATCGCTTTCACCGGATCGGGAAGACCGTCCTCCATATACTCAATACCAGGAGATATCACCACGGGCGGTGGCATCTCCGGATTTGTTTCGTCCGGCTGTGGTATTGCAGCCGCCTCACGGCGACGGGGTTTATCCTCCTGCTCTGATTTTTTCTGCCGGTAAACAGGAACCTCATCCACCTCCACCGTCTCGCATTGTTTACGGGCTATAAACGCAAGCACCTCAGGATCTTTTGCCAGCTGCGAGCCTTTAACCCTGGCGGTCTTCGCCGAATAACCGGCGGCAATGGCTGACGCTGTTTTGTTTTTCCCGGACATGAGCGCCAGCGCAAATTTTCGTTTTTGCGTTGTCAGCACAGCCTCCTCCCGGGTCCAGAACGCACTCAGCCGGGTATGGTTCAGCCCATTTTTCCCGGCATCTCATGCCGCAAATGTTAACTGCTGCCTGGTTAACATTTGCTGAAAAAGCCAGTTAACATTTTTTTCGCACAACAAACTGAATAATAAAGATAAAAACCGAAAAAATGCCCGGGCAGCCAGTTAACATGTTAACTGGCCTGAAACAGGAATTTTTTCTCTGCATGAGACGGGGGGCGGTGTCCGGGGCGATCGTTTTTTCGCCGGATGATCCCCCCCCGGGGCGGGTCACAGTCCGATGATATCGTCTGCCCTGCCATGACCTCCGGACACCTCCGGCAGCGTCGGGTCCGGCATACCACTCGCCGTTTCACTGACTGACTTCTGGCGATGGCATTCGGTACAGAGCGTCCAGAGATTCGTCTCCTCATTACCACCACCGAACTGAAGTGCAATGCGGTGATCGAGTTCACTGTCACAAAGGTCAACCACACGCCCACAGAGACAGCACTGTCCGGCATCCCTCAGCCAGATACGACGCTTGAGGGAAACCCGGGCACTGCCACTGACCCGACGCTGTTCCCCCTTCAGGACATTCACCCGCCGGGTATTCAGAGTTTTGATTCTGCCCGGTAACGTACGAAGCACGGCCATGTAAAATCCTCGCCATATAGCTTGTCACCAGAGGAAAGAAAATGTCACCGAAAAACCGGACCCGCAGAACAACAACCCGCAACATCCGATTTCCAAACCAGATGATTGAACAAATTAACATCGCTCTTGACCAGAAAGGTTCAGGTAATTTTTCAGCGTGGGTTATTGAAGCCTGCAGAAGAAGATTAATTAATGAAAAATATTCTCAATTTGTACCCAACAAAGACAAACACGACCAGAGCACCTGTTCAGACAGGTTTACTTAAACGACTTATATATGACACAAAAAGCGACCACTAAAGTCGCTTTTTCTTATGGTAACAGGCAATAACTCTCTCAGATATTTTTTAGCATTTTTTTGACCGCGCGTTTCCGGACGTATTCTGTTCTCCTGTCCCTTTATATCGTCGGAATACCCGCCGCTCTTCAAATCCCATTCCCAACTCAGAATGTAGTCTGTTGACCGCTTGTTTTATTTCGGTCAGGTTCACCGGTGAAACCGGAGTCCGGCGCGCCTTACGCAAACACTCTGCTCGTTTCTGTGCCGCCACTTTTCTTTTCTGGTCATCACTTAGCTGTACCATCACTTTTGCCCATCGTTCAGCTGCTCTCCGGTACAGTCCTTTTTTCTCCAGACATTCTGCCACGTGATCATGTAGCATAAGTGACCTCCGATTATCTACAGACTGCCATCCTGAATTTACCTTCCCTTAATGAAATAACAATAAAAAACAAACCACGCAAAAACAATAAAATAACACACAAAAAAAACTAAATAATAAACAAAAATAATCACCTTATTTTATTATTTTTTGAGGGGGCAATTACTGAACAAAAAACGCTGACTATATACTCAAAACCAAACAACTATTCTGCCAATCAGGTATCATGGCAACACACGGAATTACCGTGTTTTTGCCTTCTCTGCCCATACAATACGGGCATATACTTCATACTCTATTGTAATATTTCTATCCATGCGCCCCACTCCATTTACCTGTAAATAATATTCAAAATATTTATCACAGAAATCGTTTTTGTCCATGAACTGAGCACACTATAAAGTCCGGAACTGACTCTTTGTTAAATTACCTTAACGTTACCAGTAACACCTTCATAACAAAACATCACGGTATACACTGGGTACGGATATATTCCTGTGCTCCTTCCAGTTGCTTCTGCATTGCCATCAGCCGTTCTCTGAGGATGAAATAATCCCGTTCAGCGGCTTCTGCCAGTCGGGGACCGGTTGCATTATCCACGCCGGAGGTGATGGGGGCTTTACGCAAGGAGCCTGGACAGTTGGCGTTGATGCGCAGGCGCTTACGACCAGCGGCAACATCAGCACGCAGAGTTTCATTTTCAGCTCTCGCATCGGCTAATTCCCTCGAGTATCTGGCATCAAGTGCAGCGACATCACGCTGGCGTACCTGCATATCAGTAATTGTCACGTTCGCCAGCTTCAGCTCACTGGCTTTTTTATCGCGTTGCGCTTTGTAGGTAATGGCGTTATCGCGGTAATGATTAACAGCCCATGACAGGCAGGCGATAATGCAGATAACCAGAGCGGAGATAATAACGGTTACCCTGCTCATTGTTGCCCCCACAAACAGACTTCACGCTCAATCTCGCGGCGAGTCATCAGCCCTTTCCATTGCTTACCGCCAGCGTATGTCCAGCGCCGTAGCTGATCACATGCGCCTTTGATATCGCCCTGGTTTATTTTGCGAAGAAGCGTCGATGTTCTGAAATTGCCAGCGCCCACGTTGTAAACGAACGAGTAAAGAGCGCCGCGCGTTGTTTCCGGTATATCGACGTTGATGTACGGGTTTATTTGTCTGGCGACCGTGGCAAGGTCTTTATTCAGGAGGGCTTTGCATTCTGCTTCGGTATACGTTTTACCGGGCATGATGTCTTTTCCGGTGTGTCCGTGACATACAGTCCATACGCCAACGATATCTTTGTATGGTATGTGGCTGACACCTTCCAGACCATCGTTACCACCTGGACCAGTGATGAGCACAGACGCTATGGCAACAGCCCCACCACCAATAGCAGCTGCAACAGCCTTGCGTAATGACGGCGACATTATTCACCTCTCGCAGCCTTACGCTTATCTTCTTTAATCTTGAAATAAAGATTTGTCAGATACGTCAGCAGGCCAAACAGCAGACTCCCCAGTACACCTATTGCCACCCACTGGGACGGAGAGACTTTGTCCAGCAGTTGCAGTAACCAGTATCCCGTCCCTACCGCTGACGTGGTGTATGACACACCTGTTGTGATTTTTTCCATCTGATGTATGTCTCCGTCACCGCCGACAGAAAATGAAAGTAAAGGAAAACAAAAAGCCGCCAGTGTCACCCACTGACGGCCAACTCCGGGAGCCGTGATTATGGCATTCAGGCTCTGCTAAAAATGCCAGATAACATTCCGGCCCCCCTGGTTCAGGTTATAAATGACACAATATCTTGACAACATCCGTCACTGTCTGTCAGAAAATATACCGCCAGGCATAAGTATCATGTGAAATCCAACTATCCTTTTGAGCCAGCACCTCCCCACCGAAAGTCAGTGCTGGCTGTTTTTTTCCTTAATAAAGCATCTGTAACTGAAACAATCCGCATATTGATAATATATTGACAGGCATCATTGCTGTCTGTGAAAAATAAGTATCTACAAACATATAAGGCCTTTTAGCCAGCGTCTTCTTTTTCAGGTCAGTCGCTGGCTCTTTTTTTATTATGCTGCCGGTGCATTTATCTCCAGCACCAGACTTTCTATCTCAACGCCATACGCTGCATTTTTTGTAACATCCGTCAGCGTCAGCGCATTCAGTCCCAGTGTCAGACTGTCTTTTATGACCTGGAATGCCGGGCCAGCCACTCCATTCAGTTTCGGAGTAACCGTGGCACTGCCGGCGGTGAACACCAGCTCCAGCGTCTGCCAGTCGTTACCGTAATCGCCGAACTCCCCCAGCTTCGTGTTTCCGGCTTTCCTGTGATGCATCAGATTCACTCTGCCGTCAGTGGTCTGAGTGAAGTACGACATCAGGAACGGATTACCGGTACCCGTCATCGCCACACCATCAGGAACGGGAGCATCCGTATACAGATAAATCCCCAGCCCGAACTGATTGTTGGTCAGTGCGCCTGACAGGCGGAACTTACAGGTCAGTCTGCCGCCCTGTGTCAGCAGGGTAATTGCGTCATCCACCGGATGCGTCAGGGACCAGGTTTTATTGCTCTGCCTGGTGATCTTAAATACACCATCTGACAACTGAATTCCGCCATCCTTAATGCTCCAGCCCTGCGCAGCAGCCTCTCCGGCTGCCGGCAGCAGGGAGATTGTGCGAACGGACGTATCTGCAGACGGACCCGATGGCGTGTTGCCGCCGGGCGAGGGTTTGATTTCCGGTGCCTTACCACTGATGAAGGCTGAGGTGCGCCCGGCTGCGTTCAGAATAGCGGTTGCCAGACGATCCGGAATAATGCTCCTGCGCGCCCATGAACTGAAATGTGTCGGGCGGTTTGATGATACCTGGTTTCCATTCGTTCTCGATGCCGCACCGTAATATCCTGATGCCGGAATATCCGGATCTTCTGCCGGCGCGTTAGTGGCGGTATTGACGCCGTTACCGTCTGTCATGAAGGGCACAAAATAAACGCCCTCACTCTCCCTGTTTTTATACCCGCCGTACACGGTGTCGTACTGGGTAGCGTATGTATTTTTCCAGTAATACGTCGTGTCACCACAAATCCACGGCACATCTGCAGCACTGCCACCATGGCACTGCGCGTTAAACACGGAGAGGTCAGCACGAAACTGCTTCAGCATGGCTGTAAACAGCGCAGGTTGCTGTGCGTGGGTGGCGGCGCTCATGTCAAACTCACCCTGCATCCAGCAGACGGCCAGCAACACATTTTTCGGGTTCTTCTGTAATGCAGCTTTGGTGCGCGCAATCAGGTCCTGATATAACGGTTTACCCACACCCCAGCGCGCCGAATCCTGGCTGGCCCCCGTGTCCGCACTGAATGTCCCCTCCGCGCCCTGGGTGAATGCCGAACCACCACGACAGCATGGTACCAGCAGGATCCCCGCGTTATTCGGGATATACGGGAGCAGTTTTTTGGCAATATGTAACCCCTGGCCGACACAGCCGTACTGCCCTTTGCTCAGGTCTGCCTTCGGATGATTCAGCGTACTCATATCCTGCACATCATGCAGGCAATGGTCGGCCGGAATAATATCGTTATATCTGCAGGCAGCCCCACCCGGCGTCACTGTACTGCGGCGCGCCAGCTGTTTAATGCGCGGATCCGGAGCATCGTATGAATCCGGCAGCGGAAGCCCTTCACCGTAAGCCATGGCATTGGACTGCCCGGCCAGTACGATGACGTAGTACCAATCCGGCTCAGTTGCACCACTGACCACCACATCACCTTCTGCTGTAATCGCCTGCATCAGGGTATAAGGGGTTATGGCCACCGGACTACCAAACGGCTGCCAGCCCTCTTTCAGTTTGTGTGTCAGCTTTTCCGCAAGGTCTGACGGCGACGCCGCCCTGACAACATCATAATGTTTAAATGTCATTATTCCTCCCGGCCGGGATAGTGTATTAAATCAGATATGGAGTGGGCTGTAGTCCGGAAGCCTGAATGACACACGGGGACTACAGCCCAAGAAATGAAAAAAGGCCACGCAGTTGCGCAGCCTGATAAACCCTGGTTAAAATCCACACGATAACAACACAACAATATCAGTATCTCATGCTATTGCCCGAACCCATTCGGGCATTTTTTACCCATAAAAAAATGCCCCTCCGGAGAGGGGCATGTTTGCATGCACATTCTTTTTCTTGCATGGTGCCGGGTGCCTCCCGGTGAATTCAGTATCAGCACCTGAACCCGCACAGAAAGGATAGAGTAGAAACACCTGCGCTGATATGCCCCTCCGCTCAGGGGGATTCACCATGCCAGTTTCTTTTAACAAACTCCCCGCAAACCAGACAACTGTCAACCGTCTGAATTGTGAGACATTTAAAATTTTCGGGGCGTACCTGATACCCGGTTAATTCTGCAATATCATCCGTTCTGACTGACTAAATCCTGTACTTCCCTGACCGTCTGCTCAAAACGTTCAGTCTCCAGCTCAACGCCAGTTGCACGACGCCCCAGCGCCATCGCGGCTTTGACTGTCGAACCCGACCCCATGAAGAAATCTGCAACCAGGTCACCCGGACGACTGCTCGCACTGATTATCTGCTGCAGCATTTCTGCCGGTTTTTCGCACGGATGTTTCCCGGGATAGTACTGCACCGGTTTATGCGTCCACACATCCGTGTACGGCACCTGCGCCGTCACGCCAAAATACCGCCGCAGATGCTTATATTCACTCTGTAGTTCCGCATACTGCCGGTTCAGTGAAGTATACGTCTCCAGCAGCTGGTGGTGGGGCTTCTCCAGTTCACCCCGCTGATGCTTCTCTTCTGCCACCCGGGCAAACAGCGCCTGTAATTTCAGATAATCGCTTTCGTTCGGTAGCTGCCACTGACTGGCACTGAACCAGTGCGACACCATGTTTTTCTTTCCTGTGGCATCCACTATCTGTTTTGCCGTTATCCCCAGGGCAGCACGCGCATCACGAAAGTAAGAAATCAGCGGAGCCATCACATGCTGTTTCAGTGCCCTGCCCTTCGCCTCATACCCGGCATCTTTCGGACGATACGGCCCCTGATAATGTTCCGCGAACAGAATGCGCTCTGTGGCGGGGAAATACGCCCTCAGGCTTTCCTTGTTGCACCCGTTCCAGCGTCCGGACGGCTTCGCCCAGATAATATGGTTCAGCACACTGAAGCGTTCACGCATCATGATTTCAATGTCAGATGCCAGGCGATGGCCACAGAACAGGTAAAGACTTCCGGCAGGTTTCAGCACCCGCCAGAACTGCGCCAGACACTGGTCCAGCCACTTCAGGTAATCATCGTCGCCCTTCCACTGGTTATCCCAGCCCTCAGGCTTCACTTTAAAGTACGGCGGGTCCGTGACTATCAGGTCAACAGAATTTTCGGGTAACGACCGGATAAATTCCAGGCAGTCAGCGTTGATCAACTCACAACTGGATATTTTTACAGTGTTAAACATGGATCATTAAGCCTGTCTCTGATAGGCTCATTCTGCTTTTGCGCAAAGCAGTGGGCCTGAGGTTTGCTTGTGATCCAGACGCATGAGCAGATGGCTGGTGAGTGCCCCTAACACCCACCAGCCGCCCATTTACCACAAATAAAAAAGCCTTCAGGACTGAAGGCGTCTGTAACAACCGAACTGATAGTCTGCCAGACCCGCCATAACAAGCTGGGTCAGTATTAACTGGCAGCGTTCGCGTGAAAGGTAAGTATTCTGCGCAATCTCCCCGACTGTCGCCGGTTCGGTGACGCTTAATTCATTAAACACTGCTCTGGCGGTTTCTGTCATATCCTGCTGTTTCAGCATGTCTTTTTCCCTTTTTCGGTTAACGTGACACACCAATAACTCTTGTCAAAAAAGCCAGCAAGCTGAAAGACCGGTATTCACCGCCACCAGCGCGTTTACTGTACTGACGCGATTTCAGTCATAAAAAACCCGCCAGGCGGCGGGGTGTAAAAAATCTTCTAACGTCAGGCATAAAACGCCCATCGTTAGGGCAAATTTACCACAGATTCGGGAAAAATCAACAAAGCTATCTGGTCACCTTTTTCAGTTGTTGTTCTGCCCATGCTTCTTCAATATCAAACTGCACCACCAGCGTATCGTAAAAACGTTTAACTGTTTTTTTCCATGTATCAAGAGATATGGCATCGGTTACATTACATATGGCATTAAATGCCTCCGTTGATGGTAGTCTTTCACAGCCACGACCACCACAACGCTGGCAGTCTCTGATAACAGGCATACCACGTTTTACCGACTCTTCACGATGAATGGCGACACCACGCCCACGGCAATCCTTACAGGCGGTGGAAACCTCACCCTTTCCGCCACACTCCGGACAGGCAACTTTTACCACCTCCCTGACTTTTTTCCATTCCTCCCAGTAAGACGGATACACGCCTTTTGTGCACTTTGCCCACACTGGCGGCTTACCATCCGGATACTGGATCTTGTTTGTAAAAACCTCGCTTTCAATAAATTTTTTTCCGTGACAGCAGGGGCACTGTTTTTTGCTCGCCGCGCTACGGGCATAATCTTCAAACGCATACGAAGCCATAATACGCATCACTGCCGGTTTTATTTCTGCCGGGAGTTTTCTTAACGCCGCCACGCGATCACACCGACTGAGTGCATATTCTGTCAGCAATTCTGTTGCCCGCTCTCTGTCATTCATACTAATGCCCATTTTCCCAAGGAACGCAGAAAACCCCATCTCAGCCCGATTCTGTGTCATGCCCTGCGCGGCCATCACATCAGTGATACTCAGCGCATCTTTTGACGTTGAGGCCGATGCATCGGTCAGGCCAGGGGATTTTGGGGAGTAGTATTTCGGTAAATCTTCCAGTTTCATTTTTTGACCTGCCCTTCAAGCATTATGGGGTAAATCTTCACCCCCAGACGTCCACCAGATACTGGCTTTCCACGTACAATATTGATTTCATCAAACTGCTCATCGTCCATTAACAACCCCGCGTGCGTCAGCGCATCCAGCGGTGCTTTCAGAATATTGTCCAGGTCACGGCGGCGCTTATCCGGTGGCTCTGCAATAATTTTTATTGCCAGCCGTCCGGACAGGCTTAATTTCAGTCGCTGCTGGCGAACAATAAGCGCCACTGCCCGGCGATAACGCTCCCCGGCTTTTGATACAAAATATGTGCTGCCACGGCGTCGCCAGTAAGTGTTCACCGTCGGCGGGTAAGGTAAAACCAAATCTATGAGCATCAGTCACCTCTTTTACCCAAGCACGCCAGTTGCAAAGGCGTGATCAAGAAAACGAAAAATTAAATCAACCTGAGAACCATGCTTTTCTTCGAACGCCAGCGGATCCGCATGAAGCTCGTTGTGATGCTCCCGACACAGCGGTAGCGTGAAAATATCGTGAGATTTTGTCCCCATTCCGCCCTGACCATGACCAATCAGGTGATGGGGATCGTCGGCTGGCTTACCACAACACGCACACGGCTGTGTCTTTACCCAGCGTGTGTATTTCTCATTTACCCAGCGGCGACGTTTAGGTCGTTTCATGAACGATTCAGGAGACTCCGGATCAACGGCGATACTGACAACCGTTTTTTTCTGTGGTGGATTTTGTTGCTGGTGGACGTGAAGTGGCAGCGCAATATTTTTTGTGCGCTGCTTCAGTATGCTGATGGCTGTCTGTTCTCCCGGTACGATGTCACTCTCACGGTATACGGAGCGGATTTTTTCCGCTGGTAATCCCAGCGAACGACGCGCTACTGCCTCAGGTAGTGCATCCACCACCTGATTGCAGGCCGCCTACCAGGATAATTCGGCCAGCGATAACTCCCTCTCCTGCGTACCGCTTATTGCGTGACGGATGACATCAATCATCCAGGCAACCAGATTCTGCTGAGCAAGTTGATCGAGTGATTCTGATGTCTGGTCGCGCAGCTGGTTGTCGCAGTGCCAGCACAACACCATCGCGCCGGTACCATAACGGTGAATGACTGTTTCGCTGTGATGATAATCGCCGTGTGGCCACTGGCAGGATTTCACGTGACGTAATAACCAGTCAGACAGTGCACCTGCACCACCTGCTGCACGAATAACCCGCTCATCGCTGAAAAATGGCAGTAATGTTTTATCCTCTGCCAGCGGCTGGCGAACGGCAGGAACGACTCCGGACGGCAGACCGCGCATGTTTTTCGGTTCCGGCTCCACCAATATTCTGCCGTTATGGAATACTGACATTGATTCACGGCCTGGCTTAACGATAACCAGACCGAGTTCCGGTACCAGAACAGGTCGAAGTAATACCCGCACGTTACCTCCAGATGCGCTGCTGGAATGTGCGGGACGGACGCGGTGGGCGTTCGGAATAAGGGAGCCTGGCGGAGATTATCCAGTGACGACGATCGAAGCTGAGATCTTTCTGAAACTCGTAACCACGCCTGCGGTAGCACTGAATCAGCCATTCGGCCTGTTCTTCAGTGCATGGGTCATGCTGGAACCAGTCAGATTTGAATGCATGAGAACACCGCCCGTGCCTGCTGGCAAAGACGGCTGAATTATCAGAATTGTTAAGTTTCTTGTAATGCACCACTACTATCCTCGTAATGGTGCGACAGACGCCAGTTGTTCAGGCTGGCTTTACTACAGCATTATAATCTAGTCTCTTTTAATGCTGAAGTAACTGACCGAATCCGCATGCGATTCTTTGCTGATCAGAATAACATCAGATGGCAATGGCATTACGATAAACTCACCATTCCCAAGAACTATTACTTCATAATTACCTGGTATAGAAAGCGCAGCAATTAATTCCTTATCGTTCATAACAAAAATCCCATGAACTATAAACACCTCCCCTTATGGGGGCCATCCCTCTTATGGGGGCCATCCCTCTTATCCCTGCGCGCTACTTAAGAGCCTCGATTCTAGCCGTGAAGACATGCCAATCAACAGCAATAAACCACCTGAATAACAGAATCAGCCAGCCACATCGGTACAACCAGATGCATCACGCTCACCGAAAATAAACAACAAAAAACCGCCGAAGCGAGTTAAGTGGGGTGCGTTGAGGATGCCTGACACATCAGAGGTGGCGAGGGATTTCTCCCCCGCCAGGTCTCTTACTCCTCAGGTTCGTAAGCTGTGAAGACAGCGACCTCCGTCTGGCCGGTTCGGATTCGTACCTCGCAGAGGTCTTTCCTCGTTACCAGTGCCGTCACTATGACGGTTAAACAGATGACGATCAGGGCGATTAGCATCGCCTTTTGCTGCTTCATAGCCTGCTTCTCCTTGCCTTTCGGCACGTAAGAGGCTAACCTACGTGTGTAGAGCATAGATATGGCCTCAGATTAATGTTAAGCGTCTTGCCGGACGCGTAATGTTAACTGGGGCTTTTCTCTATCTGCCGTTGGTGTTCATGCCCGAGGCAGATAGCCTCAAGCACCCGCAGCAATTCTACTTAACTCTCGCTTTACCGCAAACCGTTTTTACCCGATATGGGAATTCCCATATCGTAATGAATTCAGTTCCCTAGTCGATCCATCAAAAACACAACCAGGCAGTAAACGCCCACAACAGCAATAACAGCCAGCGCACCTTCCATTGCCAGTGAAATATCATCCGACATATTCCCTCCTTTGGTGTGAATCCCGGCGAACGTTTTTACCCCCACCGACAAATAACATATACTAAAAAATCAATAGCTATAGCAACGCCTGTAATTGCAAAGGCTTCAGGCCAGATCATTGGCGCACCTCCTGCGGCGGTTCTGGTAGCGGCATCCAGTGTGACGGTTTCCACGACGCACCAGGAATTATCCACCCATCATTAGCGTCAGGATGCCCCGGGATGTAAGTAGCCCATTTCATTCGCCAGTCACCTTTCCTGTCAAACTCCACGGCAACAAGAACGGCTGTTTTGGTATTCGGCATTCGCTCACTACAGCTTATCCAACCATCCGGAGTTACCGGAGAATTGCCAGCCTTGCGCATAGCAATCTCCATGATTTCAACCATATCTCCTGGTGGAATTTTACAATGCTGACCAATATGCCTCTGCTGCCTAGCATATTCGAGGATGTGCTCCAGCTTGATACGATTAATCATGATTTATCTCCCTGAAGCATGGCTTCGCGGCAGTCGTTCCAGCCTTCAGCATAATCACTATACGCAAGAGGCCAACCGTTTCTGTATTCACGCGGCAACTTATCAGGCACTACCAGCGCTGGCGGCGCGGAGAATAGTGGTTTAGGTGATATTTCCGCACGTTTTGCGTATGCTTCAACTGTGTCAGGGTTAAACAGGATTATGTTTTCACCGCATTCCCACGCTATCGGTTCTGCTTCCAGCGATGCCAGTGCAATTTTGAATAACTCGCCCTCTACCCGTGCCATCCCTGAATTGGGGTAGCATTTCGCAATCGCTATTTTTAATTTGGCTTCTTCGATTAATTTCTCTTTGGTTAATTCAGTCACTTTTCATTACCGCCCTTTCGGGCGGCCTCCTGACATTAATCGTTGTGATAACTCATAGCTTCATTTGCAGCATCAACTGGATCAACATCCCACCAGCAATAATTTGGGTCGACACCTTCAGGTGTCCACGGCTCTAATTCATTTTTTGCCGCATTCTCGTCGCCAGTAATTTTAAAAATCTGCTCTGAGAACTTTTTCACCCACTCGTTATATTTTTCAGCGTTAATAACTTTCTGTGCGTTTGACATTGATATACCTCCGGTTAAGGATTAAATTTTTAACAGAGCTAAATTTAATTATTCAGTTCTGGATTTTGTCACCCTGCGTATCCGCGCTTTCACGTTACGCTCAATCTGAATTAGCTTTTCTATATTTCTCCGCCTTTCCCGTTCCTCCTGGCGCAAGATCCTTACATCATCTGCCAGTCTGGTTTCTCTTTTCGCCACAGAGAGCATCCAGTCAAATGGCTCCACAACTGCACCGCAGATTTTACAGCGGACCTGACGCTCTTTTTCGTCAACCCGAACAGAGGCGTGATGACAATATGCTCTTTCCGATGGCTCATAAAGAAAATTAACCTGATTACGTGGGTCATCCTCTTTTACCGGAAATAAAACGATATTGCTTAACTCATCTTCTGGTTTTATTTCCATGCTCTTCTCCTTTGATGTGAATGCCAGCGACAATTGAAGCCTGATAGCTAATTCACTCACAATACCGCCTCCTGAAAATTGCCCTGATAGAACGCCAGTACACGCAGCATAACTTCACTCTTCCGGCACTCGCCACAGATTATGTTCTGTTGTCTGTCGTAGCGGCGTATTTCTCCGTCTGGTAACTTTCGAATCAATGTCTGGTCGGTTGTTTTCTCCGCTGCCTTACGCCATACGCGATACACCTGTTCTGATGTAAAAACACCGTATTTACCGGGCATGTATAAATCGCCGCAAGCCAGTACATCCACAAGGCAACGTCTGACTGAATGCCAGCCTGCTCCCGTCGCTCTCTCCAGTTGTGATATCGTCATGCGTTCATTTTTGCGTACCAGCCCGATAATTCGGGCCTTCAGTTCTTCACGCTGTTCGTGTGTAAAAGGTTTCGCCATAAGCGCCTCCGGCAATCACTTTTCCGACACAATACGACCGGATGAATCGACAATCTGCCGAACAATATCCCGGTGCTTGTTCAGCTCCCGCAGCGCGGCGCAGACACGCTCCCACTTCTGAACCTGACCTTTTGCCCGGCGCAGCTCGCGGTTAGCCACATGCAGCGATGGTAAAATCAGACCATCCGGATGTTTTCTGGTGAACAACGGCTGTGACTGCACTGTGACCGCCACAGTTTCTGTTTTATTTTCTTCCTGTGTTGCGGCTTCCCGGACTGGTAACGCAGCACCTGCTGGCTGAGGAAAGGCCTTACCATCACTTTCCGTTACCAGCGCGGCTTTCGGCTCTGCTGGTAAATTATCGCCCGGCATGCAGTAACGAAATTTACCGTTCTGATTAACGCGTGCCAGCCGCCCCGTTGCGGTTACCACCGCCAGCGCGGAAGCAACCTTGCGAGTACTGACACCGAACTTACCCGCCAGTTCCTCACACGTTTTAGCCCCATCCTGACCGATAAACTCAATCATCATGTCTGCGGTAACTTTTTGTTCGACCTCCCTGGTCAGCATATCCTGTGCTTCAGATTTTACTGGCCGCTCTTCGGTTACCCCGGATTCACCTTCGCCAGCCAGAAACCAGGTGTGACCCGTTTTATCAACAACGCTATTTTTTTTGAGTTCCCACAGTTCGTTGAGAACTTCTTCACGGCTGATATCAAGCCGCGCCGCCAGTTCAACAGAATTGGCTTTACCCATCGCTTTCAGTGCATGCAATACGGTTTCCATTAAAATTTCCTCCGGATAAAAATTACTTCTCAGTTCCTGTGCTGGCTGACGTTCGGACGCCAGCTCTCCCAGTTAAACGTCACCCAGCGACCTCCGTTCATGGACATGCGGTCCATCACCCGCTCGCCGAGAAGTGTATTCATCGCTGCATGATTAAGATTTGTCAGCATCCCCACACTGAGTAACGATGCCGTTCTGCGGTCAACAATCTGATTAAGCGTGACCTGCTCATTACGCGTATCCCGCTGCATGCCAATTTCATCCAGGACCAGCAAATCCACCCCGCAAAGCTCCTGTAAAAATTTTTCACCTGATTTGCCGTTGTCGTAACTGTCGTGCAACACACTCATGACATCAGACACAGTGATGATAATTACGCTGCGCCCCTTCTCCATCAGCCGATTGCCTATCGCCGCCGCCAGGTGGTTTTTTCCTGTGCCAGGCCGGCCACTGAACACAAAATTCGTACAGCCGCCTTCCAGCTCTGCCGCAATGGATTTCGCCTGACTCAGGGCATGGCGCTGACCAGCGTTCTGCACCCGGTAGTTACAGAACGTACACTTCCGGTGAAGCGGCTGGATACCGGAGCGGTTAATGATTTTTTCAACCCGCGTCTGATGATTCAGACGATTAACCTCCTCGCTTCGCTTACGCCCTTCAGCAAGCTGCCATTCCCGCCACTCCGCCACCGTACGGTACGGAGGGATTGCATCCTGCGGCACAAATCTGCTGATTCTTGCCAGAACACCACCTGACGTAATGTTTTTCATGATGCGCTACCCCCTGAACCCCGGCGGAATTTCGGTATCCGGTTCAGAAATATGATTCACGCAACGCTGCGCGGGCGAACGCCCCAGGCGAATAACCAGCTCATCCCATTTTTCCCGGAGTTTTGCCGGACTCATGATGTTTTTTACCCAGAACGAATCCCGTTGAACACGCCCAAACATTTCACAAATCTGTCGGTGACTACGTCCATCCAGCATACGCATCATGCGCACATCATTCGCCCAGGTCGTCCAGTTAGGCTCTCTGGGGCGTGATACCTCCCCATCATCACTGGCGGCCTGTTCATACAACGCAACAACCCGTCCCCAGATCCACTGTGCACACGTCAAATCCTCCCGGGTTCCCCACTGTCGCTTCGGTACATTCCAGGTATGCGCATCCGGGTGTTTCTCCAGAAATCGCTCAACTGGTGATGATTGTTTTTCGTCCGGCAGTGAAACGTCCGGACAAGAAGATCTTTTATCTGACGGATCAGGTTTTAATACTGACGGATCGGGGTCAATCATCGCCCCCCTAATCCGCAGTTTTTTATCAACAGTTGATCCATCAACATTTGACGGGCCAACCGTTGAGGGGGCAATATTTGACGGGTCATTTTTTGCCTGGCTAATTTTTCTTTTTGGTTTATATGCCTCACGCGCCGCCGCTGCAGCTGCTTCAAGTTTTTCCACATTAAGCCGATAGATATTGCTTACGTTACGCCCACCGACCTTACGCTCTTCCTTCGTCAGCCAGCCCTCTTTCGCCAGTTCTGCAATAGCCGATTTCACTGTGGATTCACTTCTTGCACCGATCTGACGCCGGATAGTTTCAATGGCAGGCCATGACACGCCCTCGTCATTGCTGTAGTCTGCAAGACGGGCCATAACCGCCACCCTGGATAAGATCATGCCGGTGAAGGCGCACCCTTCCCAGACAAGACCATGAAGCTTGCTGCTCATAAAACCCCCGAACACCGTGCTTTTAGTGCATCACCACAGCATTCCCTGCCGGGCCGCCGCGATTCATCTGGTCATACAAAACAACCGCTGACGCAACAAAATCATCGACATCCTTCACCAGCCGATCCCTCCGTTCGACGATCTCACGGTAATATTCAGAACTGTGGCTGCGCATACGGGCCACCAGCAAAGGCGGCATCGCCTTTTCGATCGCCGGTAACAGAGCCTGCATTTTTTCAACAGCATCAGGGGTGTCTTTCTCTACCCAGCGGAAAATTTTCTGGGTATTGCGAGCCAGGGCTTCCGGATGGCTGTCGTCATACAGTTCTGGGAACGTCATACCCAACTCAAAATAAGCCTGGGTTATTCCAGCTGCTGGAACTTTTTCGCCATCAGGACGCGCCCAGGCATTCATCGCCATGCGGATGTGTTCATGCTTGATTTTCATGAATCAACTCCGGTGTATTTTGTGTGTTAGCCTTATCTCCAGCAGGCAACCCGTCGGTTGGATTCGGATATAAATCTGGTCGCAATTCATGAGGAGTCACCCCAGTTGCAATATAAATTTGACGAACCCGCTCCCCTGTCGGCACTCGACCATTGTATTCATTTGCCCATTTGTGTATTTGAGACGGCCAAGCCCCTATTGCACGCCCTAGCGGACGAATACCACCAGCAATCTTTATTGCCTTGTCCAATGCTGTCATACAACCTCCAATTCAATCAGCCACAACATTGTTCACTTAAAGAGAACATAAGTCAACACTACGAGGAATTGTTAGTGTTCACTGAACGGTTATAATTGCTAAATGGACATGAGAAAAAAGCAATACGACACCCCGCTGGCAGAAAGGTTAGATACGATCTCGCAACAGCATCATTTAAGCGGTTCAGATTTAGCGCGCATCGCTGGTGTAGGACGCTCATCAGTCAACGCCTGGAAAAAAAGAGGGACAATCAGTAAAGATTCCGCAGCCAAAATTGCAGAAGCGACAAATGTTTCCCTTTCCTGGCTACTGACAGGAAAAGAAGATACAAACAGAGAGGCGCTTGATGATGATGAGAAAGCCCTGCTTGATGTTTACAGAAACCTGCCACCTGTAGAGCGTAGAAATATGCTGGCAGCTTTTCAAATGCGCCTTCAAAAACTGACCGAATTTTACTCAGAATACGTTGACCCAATAACGCGACAAAAATAATTCTTTATTTTACAAAACAATACCGCCGGAAGGCGGTTTTTTTTGCCTCTTGCGCATTCACAATGTTGACATATGTTCATCTTAAGAGAACAATATATCCCATCAAAGCACAACGGTGCGACAGGTCTTAGTTCCGCCCCCCCCGGCGTTAAGGGCAAATGAGGTCAACATGGATACGCTCAATCTTGGCAACAACGAATCTCTGGTATGTGGCGTGTTTCCCAATCAGGACGGCACGTTTACCGCGATGACGTATACCAAAAGTAAAACGTTTAAAACCGAAGCTGCCGCGCATCGCTGGTTAGCCAGAAACGCTAACTGATTAGCGCCAGTAAAAACAGGTTTCCACAGGTTAATTTACCCTGAAAAGTCAGGGCATAACACGAAAGCGCACGGCGAGATCCCTTTGCATATAAGTCTTGCCGTTAAATTTCTTCGACCGTGCGCTTCTGGTTGTGGCAATCCGCGAAATGGCGCGGCGGTAAGTATGGCGGGGTTATTCCTTCCCCTTGAGGACACCGGGTTGTCAGGCTGACCATACGCTTAAGTGACAACCCCGCTGCAACGCCCTCTGTTATCAATTTTCTGGTGACGTTTGGCGGTATCAGTTTTACTCCGTGACTGCTCTGCCGCCCTTTTTAAAGTGAATTTTGTGATGTGGTGAATGCGGCTGAGCGCACGCGGAACAGTTAAAACCAAAAACAGTGTTATGGGTGGATTCTCTGTATCCGGCGTTAATTGTTAACTGGTTAACGTCACCTGGAGGCACCAGGCACCGCATCACAAAATTCATTGTTGAGGACGCGATAATGGAAACGTCACTACCAAACGTTAATACGTCTGAAGGGTGTTTTAATATTGGTATTCTGCTCAGTAACCGGGAGTTTACTGAAGACGCCATCAGGATGAGAAAATATGAGCCTTATCTTCTCAATGATAATTCCATACTCTCCAGAATTGCCCTTCTTGAACTTGGCATTTTCGGAGGGCAGCAGTGAGTTCAGCGTTTGCACTGATGATGACGGTTTTTCTTATAACAGGTGAGCCACAGAATGTGATTACCGGAATTTATGCCAGTAAAGAATCCTGCCATCAGGCAAGAGACGAGCAAAAAATTTCCGGTGAATGTCTCCCGTTAAACAAAGTATCGCTGTACCTGAATAACGAAATACCGGCTGGATAACCCGCCAGCCGTATTAACGCCATACCCGTTGATTAAGCATGCCAGCAATAGCAGGGATTCGTACAACCTTAAAATAGTTATGAGGTTTATCAATGAGCACTGATAAAGAAGAAATTGCACTGTATTACGAAGCCAAAAATGACAAAGTCAGAAAACGCCTTGGGATTAAAGGCGGTTTTTACTGGCGCACAGCAAAAAAATTATCGGTTGCAATATCACGGGGTGTTGTCGCAATGGACGATGCTGGATTTGACGAAGAGGATTTCAAAAAACCTGTTCGCGTGAATTTGCCCATTGTTAATGACCTGCCGCCTGAAGGTGTGTTCGATACTGAATTCTGCAACCGCTATGAAAAAGGCGGAGAAGATGGCATCACAATGATATTTATAGCGCCTTCCCCCTCAGTTCAGGACAAACCAGCCAGCACTGACAATACCAACGTCAATGGCGAAGACATGGCTGAGATTGAGGATAATATGCTCCTGCCGATTTCCGGTCAGGAACTGCCCATTCGCTGGCTTGCGCAACATGGCAGCGAAAAACCGGTAACGCACGTTTCACGGGAAGAACTTCAGGCATTACATATCGCACGAGCTGAAGAACTGCCTGCTGTTACTGCCCTGGCTATTTCCCACAACACAAAGCTGCTCGACCCGCTGGAGATTCGCGACCTTCACAAACTGGTACGCGACACAGACAAAGTTTTCCCTAATCCCGTTAATTCCAGTCTGGGGTTAATGACTGCTTTTTTCGAAGCATACCTGGACGCTGACTATACCGATCGAGGTCTGCTGACAAAAGAGTGGATGAAAGGAAATCGTGTTTTACGCATCAGCCGCACGCCATCCGGCGCTAATGCTGGCGGAGGAATTCTTACCGATCGCGGTGAAGGTTTTGTCCACGATGATGCGTCAGTGGAACGTGACGTTGCCGCTGGCGTTCTGGCCCGTTCAATGGACATCGATATTTACAATCCACATCCGGCACACGCCAAACGCATTGAAGAAATCGTTTCAGAGAATAAGCCGCCCTTTTCTGTTTTTCGTGACAAATTCATCGCCATGCCTGGTCACCTGGATTATTCCCGCGCGATAGTGGTTGCGTCCGTGAAAGAAGCACCAATTGGTATCGAGGCTACTCCCCACCGTGTTACCGAATATCTGAACAAAGTACTGACCGAAACCGACCATGCCAACCCTGATCCAGAAATCGTGGATATTGCCTGCGGTCGCTCCTCTGCTCCAATGCCGCAGCGTGTAACAAAAGAAGGAAAACAGGATGATGAAGAAAAACCGCAGCCATCTGGCGCAATGGCAGATGAACAGGCAACGACTGAAGCAGTGGAACCGGATACAACTGAACATAATCAGGACACGCAGTCGATGGATGCTCAGCCACAGATAAATTCTGTTGATGCGAAATATCAGAAACTGCGGGCAGAACTCCATGAAGCCCGGAAAAACATTCCGCCCCAAAATCCTGTCGATGCAGACAAATTACTGGCTGCCTCTCGCGGAGAATTTGTTGAAGGGATTAGCGACCCGAATGATCCGAAATGGATTAAGGGGATCCAGACCCGCGATTCTGTGTACCAGAATCAGCCAGAAACGGAACAGAACGACCAGAAAGCGGAACAGAACAGCCCAAATACGCAACAAAACGAGCCAGAAACGAAACAACCTGAACCAGTAGTGCAACAGGAACCGGAAAAGATCTGCACCGCCTGCGGTCAGAGGAGTGGCGGCAACTGCCCTGATTGTGGCGCGGTGATGGGCGACGCAACATACCAGGAAACATTCGATGACAAGAACCTGGTTGAAGTTCAGGAAGACGATTCGGAGAAAATGGAAGGCGCTGAACATCCACACAAGGAGAATGCTGGCAGCGCTCAGGACCACGCCAGCGATAGTGAAACTGGCGAGACGGCAGATCCCTTAATTACGGTGAACGGTCATCGCATTATCACATCCACCAGCAGGACGTGTGACCATCTAATGATCGACCTTGAAACCATGGGAAAAAATCCTGATGCCCCGATTATCTCAATAGGTGCAATATTTTTCGATCCGCAAACCGGAGATATGGGACCGGAATTTAGTAAGACTATCGATCTGGAAACTGCTGGCGGAGTCATTGATCGGGACACCATTAAATGGTGGCTTAAGCAATCACGCGAAGCGCAATCTGCCATTATGACCGATGAAATCCCGTTAGATGATGCACTGTTACAATTGCGGGAATTTATCGACGAAAACTCCGGTGAATTTTTTGTTCAGGTCTGGGGAAATGGAGCCAACTTCGACAACACGATTTTGCGCCGTTCATACGAACGGCAGGGGATCCCCTGCCCGTGGCGTTACTACAACGATCGCGATGTACGCACAATCGTTGAGCTGGGGAAAGCCATAGACTTCGATGCCAGAACTGCTATCCCATTCGAAGGTGAGCGCCACAATGCGCTGGATGACGCTCGTTACCAGGCAAAATACGTTTCAGCTATCTGGCAAAAACTGATCCCGAATCAGGCTGATTTTTAATGTTCAACCCCGGTCGTTGCCCACCAGCTATAGTGGCGGCGACCATGATTAGCGAACGACGCTCATGGCAAGACTTATTCTGCTCACTGAGTGGGCAAAAGAGGAATTCAGTGAACCGGTCCCTACTCCGAGTACGTTAAGTAAATACGCTAAAGCCGGAATGATATTTCCTCTCCCCAAAAAAGTTGGAAGACGCTGGCGAGTGGATCCGCAAGCTCGCTTTGTCGGAATGGTAAACAAGCCGGAGGTGATCGCCACAGATCACCCTGCTTTGAAGAGGATACTGGAAGATGGCGCGCCCGCGAAAATATAAAACCGATGTTCCGGGATTATCTCCGTATTTTGACAAAAGAAATAACAAAGTTTACTGGCGTTACAGGCATCCCATAACAGGCAAAAATCACGGTCTCGGCAGTATTGACCAGAAACTGGCAGAAACTATTGCAGCAGAAGCGAACAGCCGTCTTGCCCGGCAGCAAATGGAACAAATGCTCAGTCTGCAGGAGAAAATTATTAGTGATACCGGCGGTTCATCAACCGTTACCATTTTTCTGAATAATTACAGAAAAATTCAACAGGAAAGATATGAAAACGGCGAGATCAAACTCAACACGCTGAAACAGAAAGCGGCCCCTCTCAGGGTATTTGATGAACGTTTTGGCACCAGACCGTTAGATGCCATAACCGTAAAAGATGTGGTATCAGTACTGGAAGAGTACAAGGCCAGAGGACATAACAGAATGGGACAAATTTTCAGGAAAGTACTGATCGATGTTTTCCGGGAAGCTCAGCAAACGGGCGATGTCCCGCCAGGCTTTAACCCTGCAGAATCTGCAAAAAAACCGCAGGTACGGATATCAAGACAGCGACTGACTTTTGATGAGTGGATGATGATTTATAACGCAGCGGAAAAGGATGGTTACTTTTTACAGCGCGGTATGCTGCTGGCACTGATGACAGGCCAGCGCCTTTCAGATATTTGCAAAATGCAATTTTCGGATATCCGGGATGGTTATCTTCATGTCGAACGGCAAAAAACAGGAACCCGGATTGCCATCCCTCTGGCTCTGCGTTGCGATAAATTAAATCTCACCCTGGATGATGTGGTGTCATCCTGCCGCGATTGCGTTCTTAGTCCGTGGCTATTGCACCACCATCACGCGAAAGGGACAGCTAAGCGCGGCGGGATGGTTAAGCCAGCAACATTAACCGTTGCATTTAAAAAAGCCCGGGATTCTGTGGATTACAACTGGCGTGCTAATGGCACCCCTCCCTCTTTCCATGAGCAGAGATCTTTATCAGAGCGATTGTTCAGAGAGCAGGGGGTTGATACCAAAATTTTGCTAGGCCATTCGAATCAAAAAATGATCGATATTTACAACGACGCACGCGGTAAGGAATGGAAAAAACTGGTCATTTGATGACCAGTTTTGCAGAGGGGTTTTGCAGAGGTTTTGCAGAGAAAATTAAAAACGATATCCTGCGGAGAACATAAACACCCACGGATCCAGTCGTACCGAGTCTTTCACGGTAGTAACACCAGATTTATACTTAGCCGTGGTATCGATATCCATGTACCACACTGGTAGATTTTACAAAACTCAATAACATATTATATTTAAAGGAAAAATACAGAATTTACGATGCTTTTTTATACAGATCTCTCGTGTTTTTAACTGATTGATTTTGTTGAACTCTTTTTTTGTTTTGCAGGAGTTACTCCTCTTACCTTATTGTCCACTCGATGACCAACACATTCACAACCCAAACCAGAATATCCTATCTATGAAGCATGTATCCGCACGCAGATTAATTATGGTTTACATTGTTCTACCACAATAGTCGCATCCTAAATGGGTGCGGTTGAGGATCACCATCCTTGAAGAGGATGCCCGCCACTTTAACTGCATGACAGGGCTATTTAAACAATCACTAAAAATCGCCCAAGAGCATTCTGTTTCTATAATGTATTCCAAGAGATTAAAAAATAATATCATACGTTATTCGGCAGAGTTCGTATGTACTACGGCGTCCCAACCATGTCCCAAAACAAAAATTTCTGCCCTATACACGTTCCAAAAAATTCAACAGCAAAGAGAGTCTGCTGACGAGTTGTTGATTCACTGATTAATACGTAAAATTGATAACTGCTGGAAATCATACAATACTCGTACTTTCGAAAGTTCGCTAACCAGGTGCTACACGCGAGGTGTTGCAGTTTTCTTTACGATTTATCATTCAATCCTAATCCATGCATGACATGTGGTGCCTGTGGGGTGATCCTACCTACGTAATGTGGACACAGCCCTAATCAAGGTTCTGTTTTTCAAAACAGTTCCGTGCTGAGACAGCCACAAGTACTGTGTCGGCACCACCGATTGTAATCACACTAGATCTAATTAAACACAGCCGTCTGCATTATTTCCCGACTCATAAAATATTAGCCGTAAATGCATTCGACTTTTAGTGAGTGGAAGAAACTTTCCGCCCTAGCATTATCGTAACAGCGCCCCTTTGCACTCATCCTGTCATGCAGGTATGCCGCTTCAGAAGCGCCTGATAATGCGTTGAAATCAGGACGGTGGCTACTTGCTATTCAGTTCACGATACATCCCTTAAGGACCAGCGAATAGCAATGAGTCACTTTATTATCAAGTTTGATGACCGCTTTGATGCTAACTTTTAATAAGAGTCTCTTCACACAAAATCGTGTACCGAGTCTACACTGAATAACAATCACTCCTCACCGTAAAGTGACCGATACTGCAATCAAACTCACACTGCTCTCTGGCCACAAGCATTGATAATGTTATTGGCTCTCTGCTTAGTGGGTGATGCATCCCATCATTAATTATACGAGAAAGAGCCATTTCATCATATAAACTACATACTCTGGAACCTTCAGCATTTCTTAAAAAAACACCTCGTTGAGGAATTGCCAGCGTAATCGGGCACTGTAATGCTTCATCTATGTAAGACATTTCTTCAATATTAACTAAAAATGAACATGAATGTAATCGCCGCTGTAACAATTCAATTCTGTTATCATTACTATGCATAAATTCAGAAATAACCTGCCCCATATATGTACTGAATACATCAAGAAATGAATTGCCTCCATTCAATTGATTTTCAACAGAATCAGCCAATCTAATGATATCGGCTAGTTCTGTATGGCTTAAACCCGAATATAGTTCCCCTTGAACAGGATCTACAATAAAAGCGTCCATAGCACTCTGATAGCGAACAGAAAACGATCTTTCTCCTATTGTGAGTCTTTCCATTTGATGATCTCTGGTCGCACGTTGTAAAACTTCAACATCTTGTGTTGACAAGTAATTTCCAGAAGACAAATTAAATGAAAATGGCATAATTTTATCCCTAAAGCATATATCTTACTTTTCGATAATTAACAAAAAGCCATCCTCCACAGCAATACTCCATCAGAATAATTGTAGGATTATTTTAATCTAATTTATAAGCATAAAATATATACTCACTAAATAGCTGCGCAGAATAGTAGATCATTTAGAGGGAACTCAACCCGATTGTGCGATCTGATCAATCGCCAAATCAATACAAATCACCAACCGGACTGAGCAATGTCGATCATACCACCAATTTCCCGTGACGAACGACGCCTAATACAGAAAGCCATCCATAAAAGGCTGACAGCCATGCTGATGCTGCACCGGGGCGACCGTGTCAGCGACGTTGCCCGCACACTATGCTGCGCCCGTTCCTCTGTTGGGCGCTGGATTAACTAGTTCACACAGTCGGGTGTTGAGGGACTGAAATCATTACCTGCCGAGCGAGCCCGCCGCTGGCCGTTTGCGCATATCTACACACTATTACGTGAACAGGTAAAATATTCACTCGCGACTTTGGCTACAATTATTCACGCTGGAGTACAGAACTGCTGACAATAAAAATCAATGAGATAACCGGCTGCCTGTTACATGCTGGAACCATTCGCCGCTGGTTGTCGTCTGTGGGGCTTGTGTGGCGAAGGGCTGCGCCAACTCTACGTATCCGTGCCCCGCCTAAAGATAAAAAGATGGCAACAATCCATAACGCACTGGACGAATGCAGCACAGAGCATCCGGTCTTTTATGAAGATGAAGTATTTATCCATCTTAATCCCAAAATCGGTGCGGACTGGAAACTGCTCGGGAAGCAAAAACGAGGGGTCACGCCGGAACAAAATGAAAAATATTCTCTGGACGTAGCGCTGCACAGCGGGACAGGTTAAGTCAGCTGTGTGGGCGCCAACAGCAAAAGTTCGGCGCTGTTCATCAGACTGCTGAAGCGGCTTAAAGCTACATACTGTCGGACGAAAACCATCACGCTGCTCGAGGACAACTACATTATCCACAAAGGCCGGGAAACCCAGCGCTGGCTGAAGGATAAACCGAAGTGCAGAGTCATTTATCAGCCGGTTTAATCTCCATGGGTGAATCATTTTGAATAGCTATGGCAGATACTTCACGCCACAATAACGCGTAATCATCAGTGCCGCTCAATGTGGCAACTATTGAAAAAGTTCGCCATTTTATGGAATCCGTCAGTCCATTCCCCGAAGGCAAACATGGGCTGGCAAAAATGTGCGATATTAGGCGCAGCTATTTAGTTATTCCGTCATTTCTCCCGCCCGTGTAAACACTACTGAATCTTGTCGTTGTGACAAAGCTATAAATAGTCAATCACAGCACGTTTCTGCGTACGACGCGCTGCAATTTTCTTTACGATTTATAACTGTACAGGTGAACTATGAGTTATTTGGATACATACATATAGTGTAACGCCTGTTGTATATTTTACTCATATCTTTTTACAGGATGAAAACCAATGATACTGGCGCATAGCCTCCTCCAACCTTACCCCTGTATAACACGACTCATATAACCTGGGATTTCATTTCGTAGTTTTACAATATCAACACCCGGGGCGATATGTTTCTGATAAAACTTGTCTGCAAGCACGTTTGCTATGTAATCTGTTGTACTGTTTTTTACAGCTCGGCTCATACCATCGCAAAGAGCATCCATTTTTTTGCCAAAAGAAGCATTTCCTATTATTATATGATTAATAGAACTTTGTGCCGCTTTAACATCAAGAGTTAGTTCAAACTCCTTACTTACAAGAGAAAAGACCATTTTCCTCTCTTCAGAAGAAATTTTTGCATTTTTTTGAAGGCAGCAATTATCAATCTCTTGGTTGATAACCCTTGACGGATATACTGTCCGTTCATCACTTACCCATCCATGAATATCTTTAGTACTCTGCCTGCTTACCGTCTCCAGTATACAGCCGCTAAATTTGTTAACATTAAAGCGGATAGAGCGCTCTCCCATTGAACACTTCACGACCTCATCATTCTTCCCACGGATGGTGCCCCGGAAAGAATTATCTTTATGATAACTGATACCAAAAGAGCTGAAGGACACACCTGTCGCATTTACTGGCATAACAAATCCTTTTCATTAAAATTTGCTTACAAAAATTGTATACAATCATTTTAATTAAAAAAATACATGTGTAAATAGCATTCGTTCAAAATTTAATTTTTTGTTTGAATCCTATCACATATTTAGTATCTTGACTCCTGTCACCAATATGGTTCAATAACATAGACTAAAGAGGGAGAAAATATGCCTGTCATATTAAACTTTTCGAGTGAAAGAGTATTGTCTGAAAGTGAACTGGAGGCTTTACGTCATGTCGGAAGAGTTAGTCAGAGTGAACAGCTTGTTGTGAGAGGCCGCACTATGAGACTTCATCATATTTCATTTATGGACAGTTTTAGCGTGGAACCGGTTTCCGGCGGACTGTTGGATCGCCTTAGTGCAAGAGGGCATCGCCTTCTCGCAGAAAATCTGGAGATACAGCTTAACAGAGGCCATACTTTTTTGCAGGCATTCCGTTTATATATGGAACAGAGCCGTGCAACCCCATGTACGCGCCAAAACGTCAGTAGTGCAATACAAAACAAAATTAACTCTCATGCATTTACTGTTAGTCATCAAGACTTTTCCTGTCATGAACAACACCTGAATTGCCCGATAACATTATGCATTCCTGAAACTGGTGTTTTTGTCAGAAATGCAAAAAACTCAGAAATATGTTCATTATATGACCACAATGCACTCACTGAACTTATCCGACGCAACGCTCCACACCCTCTCAGCCGTGAACCCTTTGTTCCGGAAATGATTGTCAGCAAAGATGAATGCCATTTTAATCTAATAGAACAATATTTTTGCATATTAGCCACACAAAATATATGCACTAGAATTTGACTGTATGGTTCGATTTAAATGTTGCAAAATTAATTTTACTAGTTATTGCCATCTATTTCATACTCCCTAATTCTTGATACAATCTGTCTGTCAAAATAGTAGATTAGATCGAACTTATATTACAGCTATTTAGTTTCTAAAATGGAATTTTTAACGTTTTATACTTCACATTACAATCTGTACCATAAGCCTCCTCAGCGAGGTTGCCTGAATACCCTGTCGTGCCCATTTTTCCATCGGACGCAGTTGTCTGCTCTCTCGAACTACTGGCAATAAAAATCAACCAGACAGCTTGATGTCCGTTACATGCAGGACTAATCACGATTGGTTACCGTTTACAAAACTTGCGTAACATTGGAGGAGAACGAATAATATTCTCTAGCTGGTACGCGTTCCATAGCGAAACGGGCAAGGTCCAACAGCAAGAGCTGAAACTCAGGGGGATTTATCAGTCGATTTATTCGCCATGGATGAATCACGCTGTACGGTTATGGTAGCTCTTAGCGACAAGGCATAATCATCAGTACACCAATGTAACAACCGTTGAAAAAGACTCATTATTTTATGAACCAGCCATCCCATTTCCAGAGTGGTAAATATGATTTGTTAAAGTGTAACAGTACTCTGCGTAGCCTTTTTAGATTCATAGTTTAATGTTTCTAAATACATTAAATTGCACTATAAGAGAAAGACATAATGTGAGGATAAAAATGCCATTTTCAATAAAAAGTATTTTTTCAGGACACACTTGGCATCAACCTGAAATATCTAGGCCTATAGCAGATAAATCATCTACTAAAAATTGTATCTTAGACTCAACAACATGCAATGTAGATGGCTTTACAGTGTTTAACAGAAGATCCTGTAGTTTTGATATGCGTCCTCCCGGAAGCGCAGACAGAACTCCACAACTGAGGTTATCAATATCAGAAGTCGCATGGATGTCAAAAATAATAGAGACAGAGACAAATAATACAAACAAATCATAGCTATTAGCCCAGAAAAGAGTTGGTACACTAGCCATGAATAACTTCCTAACAACTTGATTTTTTAGTTATTTTTTTCTTCATTCTTGAAAAAGGATGCCCCGAAAGGGTTCCAGAGTTCGATTTTCTGCGCTTCTGCAAATAATCAAGGGGTTACAAAGTGGTTGCCCCTTTGTTTTTAGTGCTCTTGGTATACCCATTGGTACATTTAGCGCAATACCATCTGGTATCACTTAAAGACACGAAAAACGTAAGCGTACAGCCTGAACCGTCTGGTCAGAATCTGACGAATTAGACAAAGTGGTGTCCACCAAATAAGTAGTGGGAACCAAAGTATCAGATATGCAGAAAAATGTGACTCCCGGCAGGCGAAAAGGCTGCCCTAATTATCCTCCCGAATTTAAACAGCAGCTCGTTGCTGCCTCCTGTGAACCCGGGATATCCATCTCAAAACTTGCTCTTGAAAATGGCATTAACGCCAATCTGTTGTTCAAATGGCGACAACAATGGCGCGAGGGAAAGCTGCTATTACCTTCTTCAGAGAGCCCCCAGCTACTTCCTGTGACTCTCGATGCAGCTGCCGAACAGCCAGAATCGCTCGCAGAGGACCCGGAAACCCTCAGTATCAGCTGTGAGGTAACGTTCCGGCACGGGACGCTCCGCTTCAATGGCAATGTCAGCGAAAAGCTCCTGACTCTGCTGATACAGGAACTGAAGCGATGATCCCGTTACCTTCCGGGACCAAAATTTGGCTGGTTGCCGGTATCACCGATATGAGAAATGGCTTCAACGGCCTGGCTGCGAAAGTACAAACGGCGCTGAAAGACGATCCCATGTCCGGCCATGTTTTCATTTTCCGGGGCCGCAGCGGCAGTCAGGTTAAACTGCTGTGGTCCACCGGTGACGGACTGTGCCTCCTGACCAAACGGCTGGAGCGTGGGCGCTTCGCCTGGCCGTCAGCCCGTGATGGCAAAGTGTTCCTTACGCAGGCGCAGCTGGCGATGCTGCTGGAAGGTATCGACTGGCGACAGCCTAAGCGGCTGCTGACCTCCCTGACCATGCTGTAAATCTCTTTATCCTGGTTGTCACAGAATAAGCCCGGTAAAATACGGGCTTATGAACGACATCTCTTCTGACGACATCTTCCTGCTGAAACAGCGCCTGGCCGAACAGGAAGCGCTGATCCACGCCCTGCAGGAAAAGCTGAGCAACCGGGAGCGCGAAATAGACCATCTGCAGGCGCAGCTGGATAAACTCCGCCGGATGAACTTCGGCAGTCGTTCCGAAAAAGTCTCCCGCCGTATCGCACAAATGGAAGCCGATCTGAACCGGCTTCAGAAAGAGAGCGATACGCTGACTGGTAGGGTGTATGACCCGGCAGTACAGCGTCCGTTGCGTCAGACCCGCACCCGTAAGCCGTTCCCTGAATCACTACCCCGTGACGAAAAGCGACTGTTGCCTGCGGCGCCGTGCTGCCCGAACTGCGGCGGTTCACTGAGCTATCTGGGCGAGGATACCGCCGAACAGCTGGAGTTGATGCGTAGCGCCTTCCGGGTTATCCGGACGGTACGGGAAAAACATGCCTGTACTCAGTGCGATGCCATCGTGCAGGCACCTGCACCTTCGCGGCCCATCGAGCGGGGTATCGCCGGACCGGGGCTGCTGGCCCGCGTGCTGACCTCGAAGTATGCAGAGCACACCCCGCTGTATCGCCAGTCAGAAATATACGGCCGGCAAGGTGTGGAGCTGAGGCGTTCACTGCTGTCGGGCTGGGTGGATGCATGCTGCCGGCTGCTGTCTCCGCTGGAAGAGGCGCTTCATGGCTATGTCATGACTGACGGCAAACTCCATGCCGATGATACCCCGGTCCAGGTACTGCTGCCGGGTAATAAGAAGACGAAGACCGGGCGGTTGTGGGCGTATGTTCGTGATGACCGCAATGCAGGGTCAGCGTTGGCACCTGCAGTGTGGTTCGCTTACAGCCCGGACAGAAAAGGCATCCATCCGCAGACTCATCTTGCCTGCTTCAGCGGTGTGCTGCAAGCGGATGCGTACGCCGGGTTCAACGAGCTGTATCGCAATGGTGGGATAACGGAAGCTGCCTGCTGGGCTCATGCCCGCCGAAAGATCCACGATGTGCACGTCCGCATCCCGTCAGCACTGACGGAAGAAGCCCTGGAGCAGATCGGTCAGTTGTACGCCATAGAGGCGGATATAAGGGGAATGCCGGCAGAGCAGCGGCTTGCTGAACGTCAGCGAAAAACGAAACCGTTGTTGAAATCCCTGGAAAGCTGGTTGCGTGAAAAGATGAAGACCCTGTCGCGACACTCAGAGTTGGCGAAGGCGTTCGCGTACGCACTTAACCAGTGGCCGGCACTGACGTACTATGCGAACGATGGCTGGGTGGAAATCGACAACAACATCGCTGAAAATGCCCTGCGGGCGGTCAGTCTGGGTCGTAAAAACTTCCTGTTCTTCGGCTCTGATCATGGTGGTGAGCGGGGAGCGCTACTGTACAGCCTGATCGGGACGTGCAAACTGAATGACGTGGATCCAGAAAGCTACCTTCGCCATGTGCTTGGCGTCATAGCAGACTGGCCGGTCAACCGGGTCAGCGAACTGCTTCCGTGGCGCATAGCACTGCCAGCTGAATAACACATCCCCGTCAATACGGCCCTCGCTGTACGCTTACCGAAAAACAACTTTTTATCTTTTTGTTTCGCTCAAATTAGTATAAAAAGCCGAACAACAAACAATAAAAAACCATTAACATCAATAGATTATGATGGCTTCAATCTAAATAATAGGCTATATAATACTGCAAGACACAACACATGCTGTCACTATGAGTCAACTATTTAGATGATATTAGTGACCTGTTTCAGAGCATTAGCGCAAGGCGATTCTTTGTCTTCTTGCACTAATTTTTTATCATAAAAATGTTCCTAGCACTGGGCATCAATATCGCAGGTCAGAAAGAGCTCCTGGGGATGCGGCTGGCCGAAAATGAAGGGGCGAATTTCTGGTTCAATGTGCTGACTGAACTGAAAAACCGCGGTCTGAACGATATCCTCATCGCCTGTGTGTATGGCCTGAAAGAATTCCCGGAGGCCCGCATCCAGTTATGCATCGTGCATATGGTGCGCAACAGCATGCGCTTCGTGTCATGGAAGGAATACAAAGCCGTCACTCGCGACCTGAAAGCGATTAGCCTCCCACAGAAGAGGCAGGCCAGCAGGCACTGGAAGCGTTTGCTGCGGCCTGGGACTGCCGCTATCCGCAGATAAGCCGGTGCTAGCTGTCAAACTGGACTAACTTGGCGACGTTTTTCGCTTATCCGGCAGATATCCGCAAAGTGATCTACACAACGAACGCCATCGAGTCGCTGAACAGTGTGATCCGGCATGCCATCAGGAAACGCAAGGTGTTCCCGACGGACGAGTCAGTAAAAAAAGTGGTGTGGCTGGCAATCCAGGCCGCGTCACAGAAATGGACAATGCCGTTAAGGGACTGGCGAATGGCAATGAGCCGCTTTATTATCGAGTTTGGTGACCGTCTTGACGGTCACTTTTAAGAAAAGGCATTTACACAGAATCCTAAACAGGCTCACAGGCCTCTAATCATCCACATTGTAAAGATCCTTTGTTGTAAGTAAGATCTGGTACCCTAATAATATCAAAAGGATTAAAATCATCACTGCATCCTTCCACGAGGCATTTCATTGCTCGTAGAATTCACACCAACATTGAGCTTTTCAGCGAAAGTGGGCACGAATCATTGCTGGACAGGGTTAAAGGCACTGACTCAATCACTCTTCATACGTGGCTTGATCGATATGAAACAATCCTCAGCTAGAGGGGGAGCAAGCCGAAAACATTACTCGACTACGCCAGCAAAATCAGGGCAATTCGAAGAAAATTGCCGGACAAACCGCTCACTGACATATCAACGAAAGAGGTGGCAGCAATGCTAAACACCTACGTCGCAGAAGGTAAAGCGGTTTCCGCAAGAGTAATCAGGTCAACCCTTGTTGACGTTTTTCGAGGGGCAATAGCCGAGGGGCATGTGGCAACGAATCCAGTAACAACAACCCGTGCAGCAAAGTCAGAAGTAAGGCGCTCAAGGCTGACAGCTAATGAGTATGTCGCTATTTACCATGCTGCTGAGCACCTCCCCATCTGGCTGAGGCTGTCAATGGATTTAGCTGTCGTTACAGGGCAGAGAGTGGGCGATTTGTGCAGAATGAAGTGGTCAGACATAAACGATGGTCATCTTCACATTGGACAGAGTAAAACAGGAGCCAAAATTGCCATTCCGCTGGCTCTAACCATTGACGCACTCGACATCTCACTGGTTGATACACTACAGAAATGCAGGGAGGCCAGCAGCAGTGAAACAATAATCGCATCAACCTATCACGAACCACTTTCTCCAGCCACAGTATCACGGTATTTAACAAAGGCGCGAAATGCATCCGGGATCTCGTTTGATGGAGACCCACCGACATTTCATGAACTACGTAGTCTGTCCGCGAGGCTATATCGGAACCAGATTGGCTACAAGTTTGCACAACGTCTTCTTGGACATAAATCTGATTCAATGGCGGCGCATTATAGGGACAGTCGCGGGCGGGAGTGGGACAAAATTGAAATCGGATAATGATTTTATTTTGACCAATAATGACTTACCAGATTTAACAACTTGATATTTAATAAGATTTTTGAACGAACAACTTCCATGTCAGAAGGAGGATAAAATCACAAAAACACATTAAAAATCATTATGTTATTTATACAATTGATTAAATGATAGACTGCAAAACGCGACAAAACACTACATTTAGAGTCACAATTAATCAATGAGTTAGATGTGATTAGTGACCTGAGACAGAGCATTAGCGCAAGGTGATTTTTTGTCCTCTTGCGCTAATTTTTTGTCATCAAACATACAGCCAATCAGAAGAGCATAAAGCTGCCAAGCATTATATGTCTTAGTTTTATGCTCATTTTCATTAAAAAAATATATAATAAGACTAATATCAGTATAAAATATTTATAACACTTAGAGTAAAAATGTAATCAGCTTATACAACCAACAATAATTTAAACTATAAAAAACAATAACAGAAACATTTATAATTTATTTTAAGTGTTCAAGCGATAAACTGGTAAATTTAACAACTTAATTTTGAGATCTAAGTCACATCAATCAAGCATTCAAACAGTTATATATTAAAGCTGTCCACATCGGATATGTGACACTAATAGTATCAATGGATTGATATTATTAATGGATATAAACATGTAATAAGGATTTATTATGAACATTCAACCGACCATACAATCTGGAATCACCTCACAAAACAATCAACATCATCAAACAGAACAAATACCCTCTACACAAATACCGCAATCCGAATTACCTCTAGGATGCCAAGCTGGATTTGTTGTTAATATTCCAGATGATATACAGCAACATGCACCGGAATGCGGTGAAACAACAGCTCTACTGAGCTTGATAAAAGATAAAGGTCTGCTCTCAGGGCTAGACGAATATATAGCTCCTCACCTTGAAGAAGGATCCATAGGAAAAAAAACATTGGATATGTTTGGTTTATTCAATGTTACCCAAATGGCATTAGAGATACCTAGTTCCGTTTCAGGCATCTCTGGTAAATATGGTGTCCAGCTAAACATTGTAAAACCAGATATTCATCCTACATCAGGTAATTATTTTTTACAGATATTCCCTCTGCATGATGAAATAGGTTTTAATTTTAAAGACCTTCCTGGCCCGTTAAAAAATGCATTAAGCAACAGTAATATATCAACCACTGCAGTGTCGACTATTGCATCGACTGGAACATCAGCCACTACTTCGACGGTAACCACCGAGCCAAAAGACCCAATACCATGGTTTGGATTAACAGCTCAAGTGGTTCGTAATCATGGTGTAGAACTTCCTATAGTCAAAACTGAAAATGGATGGAAGCTTGTTGGAGAAACACCACTTACTCCTGATGGGCCGAAAGCAAATTACACGGAGGAGTGGGTTATCAGACCGGGAGAAGCAGATTTTAAATATGGTGCATCTCCATTACAGGCAACTCTAGGGCTGGAGTTTGGCGCACATTTCAAGTGGGATTTAGATAACCCTAATACTAAATATGCCGTTCTTACCAATGCTGCCGCAAATGCGCTTGGTGCTTTAGGGGGATTTGCAGTATCCAGATTTGCTAGTACAGATCCAATGTTAAGTCCTCATATCGGTGCAATGGTTGGGCAAGCAGCAGGGCATGCCATACAGTATAATACCCCTGGATTAAAGCCAGACACTATTTTATGGTGGGCTGGTGCGACACTGGGGGCTGCCGATTTAAACAAGGCCGAGTTTGAAGTAGCTAGATTCACTGACTATCCTCGTATATGGTGGCACGCAAGAGAAGGAGCTATTTTCCCCAATAAAGCAGATATTGAACATGCCACAGGTGCTGATATACGCGCAATGGAAGAAGGTATCCCTGTTGGACAGCGGCATCCAAATCCAGAGGATGTGGTAATCGATATCGAAAGCAATGGCTTACCACATCATAATCCATCAAATCATGTTGATATCTTTGATATAATCCAAGAAACAAGAGTCTAAGCTTTAACTTGTTTATTTTAAAATAATAGCTGAAATGGATGGCAGCTATTATTAATAAGGATTAATATATTTTTTCTAAAATACCCCACAAAATAAACACATCATAAAAATTCTAAATACACACACCTAATCTCAAAAAAAACAAACTTACTATTTGACTTGGATTATGTTTTTAATCCAATATTTTCCGACAACATCTCCACAGAAAAATGCATTTACATAAAGACGCCTTCAAGTCATCTGAAACCTGCCAACCACAGACACCTTCTTATATTCTGGATGTCTGCGGCGTTTTTTTACAAATTACTGACAGCCAATACTCTCTCAGAGAAAAATATTTTAACTATCTTTTATAATGAAGTTTCCCTTGATAGGATCATAAACACATTTATCAGGACTTATAATCATTGATGCCGTTATTGGTTCTCGGGTCAGTGGATGATATGAGCCTTCACTAGCTAAACGAGAAAATGCATCAAAATCAAATAAGCAGCATACTGCCGAACTATCTGAATTTTTGACAAACACTCCTTCTTCGGGTCTCTCTAGTGTAATTGGACACTGAATAGACTCTGGCGGGCACTGGAAATTTCCTGAACTAACAGGAAACTTACATTGAGATATTTTGTCCTGAATACTCTCTTGCGATTGTGCTTCACCTGAGTCCGAAAGCATACTGAGCATCCTATCGCGAAGAGCTTCAGGGCCGTTATTAAACCCATAAAGGAATAACTCAGTAAGCAATCCCCCACTACTGCCGCTGGATAGAAAACGCCCATCGGTTTCATTAAATACAATGCTGACAGTCTCATTACCTAATGTAAACTCCCCTCGACCGCTAGATGCTACTTGAGCTCGAAGGACATTCAATCCATTAAAAATGAGCTTGATCTAATCTCCGAATTTAACGGCATTATAAAACTCCCTATTTTAATTTAAACTCCAGACTTAAATAGCTTTAACAAACATCTGCCTTACATGACAACAAAAACCGGAGCCGGACTCCGGTTTTGTGAAGCTGTCGGGTTACTTCATCCCGCCAATATTTTCCCACGTCCCGTCAGCACGCAGGATTTGCAGCGGTCTTACCACGCACTGTATCTGCTTTTTATCCGCATCCAGTATCACCACCTGCGTGATTACCCTGTCCTGCTCCGGAATAATACCATTCTCATCGGACTCCAGGATGTCTGCCGGCCCCAGACGCAGTTGTGCTGTAAGTAACTCCCCGTCTTCACGGTCATCATGCTTTCCGTGCCCGCACAGACGCTGCATAAGTTTTTTTAGTATGTTCATGTCATTCTCCTGTTCTGCCTGTATCACTGCCCACTTCATCAAGCCCCTTAACATCCTGCCACGGCCCGTCACCAAACCTGACCTGCAAATGCTGAAAAAAACCCTGAACCCGTGTGGCATCTTTGGGGGCAAGAAAGGTCAGTCCGGTGATGAGCGCACCATCTGTACCCGGGAACCAGCCATGGCTGTTTGTCTCAATAATGCTCGCCGGCCCCAGACGAAAACGGATTTGTGTCTCCCCCGGGTCGCCCTTCGGTCCCTGAGGTCCGGTTGCCCCCACCGGGCCAGCCGCACCTGTTTCTCCTTTCGGTCCCTGTGGGCCTGCCGGGCCTGCTGCCCCGGTGTCTCCCTTTGGACCCTGTGGACCTGCATTTCCCGTCAGACCGGTCTCTCCCCGCTCTCCCCTGTCACCTTTCGGCCCCTGCGGGCCTGCCGGACCAGCATCACCTGCCGGTCCCCGTTCGCCGGTTGCCCCTGCCGGGCCGGTGTCTCCACGCTCTCCTTTATCTCCCTTCGGCCCCTGAGGACCCGCGGGCCCCGGTTCCCCCTTTGGCCCGGGAGGCCCCACCACGGTGGGGATTCGGTTTACGGCTTCTTCCGCCGCTATCCTGCTTTGTTCCGCTGACTGTGCGCTTTCTGCTGACTCCCGGGCTTTTTCTGCTGCGGTCGTTGCATCCCTGGCTGCATTACCGGCTGCACTTTCTGCCGTCTTTTTTGACAACTCAGCATCTGTTGCACTTTGTAATGACTCACTGGCTTTTTGAGCGGCCGCAGAGGCCGAGGACGAGGACGCCTCCTCTGACTGCTTTGCAGCGGCTGCACTTTCTGCCGCCTGCCGGGCTGACTCCGATGCATCCCCTGCTGAAGTGTCAGCATTTGCAGCGCTCTCTTCTGCCTGACTGGCTGATATGCCGGCATTCCTCGCTGACGTCTCCGCCTCTCCGGCATTCTTCTTCGCCTCCTCAGCGTGACGCGCCACCTCTTCCACCATCAGTTCAAAACGGCGCAGTGCCTCCGGCCGGACGTCATCCTCCGACATGGCACCGAGAAAATCATTCAGCGTACCGGGTTGAGAATCTTCATACACGGTGATGGTCCCGGCATGTGACGGAGGAAATCCCTCCACCAACAGAATGACGCTGTACTGACCGTACTCAACATCCATGCTGTAACGTCCGGCTTCATCCGGATTTTCAGAGGCCACCGTGTTCACCACCACCGTGCTGCTGGTTCGTCTGGCCTTCAGCACAATGGTGCAGTTCTGTACTGGTTTTCCTGTGCCATCTTTAAGCACGCCAGAAATTTTTACTGTCATACTTTTCCACCAATAAAAAAAGCCCGCAGCAGTGACGCCACGGGCTTCAGGACAGTGTAACTTTACGTTTCCTCAAACGCAGTTCACCCCATAAGGTGGATGAACCTGCGTATCATAACAATATTTACAGAAGATAAATCGGCGTCTGTTGTCAGAAACGGTATCCGATACCAACAATAAATGCATCCGATCGCCAGTCGCCACTACCGGAACCTTCATAAGCAAGGTCAATGGTCACGGATTCGGTCGGGTTAAACTGCACGCCAGCCCCCCACGCCAGAGACGTGTTGCTGTGGCGACCGTCATCACTTCCGGTCAGCACATCGTGCGTTTTCCCCTTGTTGTCAGTTACGCGGAGATAATCCCCGTAGAAAGTCGACACACGGCTGTAAGCCACACCCGCCATCGCATACGCGCTGAACCATTCATTCACGCGTACAGACGGCCCCGCCATCACGCTGAACCAGCGGTTACGCACGGAATCTTCATGCCAGCGGGTATCGCTGTAGCGCGTTTTTTGCTCATCCTCAGCATTGGCATAACTGAAGGACGTAATCAGCCCCAGCGCGTCCATAAACTCATAACGGTATTTCACGTTAATCCCGTTCAGATCATCACTACCGGGAACGTTCGTCGAGGCATGGAGATACCCCGCGCTCAGCGTGGACTGATGTTCTGCTGCACTCGCTGGCGTAGCAGCGGCGACCTGCCAGACTACTGCGGACAAAATAACAGCACATAATTTACGCATAATTACCTCTCGCTTTTCTGCAATAAAAAAGGCGCCATTTCTGGCGCCCGTATCTGGGTTATAAAATTCAGCTAATCGTGATGCCTGCAGTGGCTTTCTTCATCACCACAACCAGCAAATCGCTGATACTTGCTGTGGGATACCAGTTATTTACCAGCCATGCTGACACCGAAAACTCCAGTGTCATGTGACCGTGACCGGCAGGCATATCAATAACACCACTGTAAATCAGCGTATTATCCAGCGCGGTACGGTTATAAATTTCAGCACCGTTTTTCCGCACTATCAGACGGCATGAGGAGTAAATATCAGTATGCTCTTTCTCATGTTTAGCGCCGCTGAATGCCACCGCCGGAATAACAATCTGCCGGTCAAACGGCTGATCGTCATAAACCCTGACGGTAATGGTTCCTGATGGCCACCGCTCCGGTGCACGGGAGTCCCGGGGGAAAGCTTTGCCCACTGTTTTAACGAGATCGCCTTCAATCTGGTTCGCGGACAATTTTCCCAGAACCCGACAGTTCTCGTTAATCGTGACGTTGTTGAGCGTCCCGGAGTTCGCATTCACGTTACCGCTGATATCGGCATTTTTCGCCGTCAGCCGCCCGTCCGGTGTCAGGGAAAATGCCGGAGGATTACCGCCGCTGGTAATGGTGGGAGCCGTCAGATATTTCAGGAACACTTCATTCATAAATATCTGATCGCCCTGACCAACAAACATCGGCTTTGTGTTGCCATTCGCAGGATTAATCATCGCAATCCTGTCTGCCGCCAGCAGCACCTGACTCTGCATTCCTGCTGGCGTATTCTCAATACCGGCACCGATACCCGCAATATAAAGGCGTCCGTCCTGCATCTGCTGCAGTTTCACGGCCCACATGCTGTTCAGGTTATTATTTGTATCAACCTGAACTTTCTGTATCTGCTGGATTGCCGCACTCTGATTTTCCAGTTTTTTATTGACGGTCTGCGTGATTTCATTGCTGACATTCGTAATGGACGTCCTGATTTCAGCCAGGTCCGGCGCAAGCTGACCGTTATCAATCTGCGTCCACAGCTCCTGGGCCAGATGTGTTTTCCCGATTTCTCCTTTGAAAAAATCCAGGTAACCTTCCGCATCATCGCTCGCCCGACCGACAGCCTCCACGAATGCCGATTTGCCAACAGTATTCACACTGCGGATATAAAAATAATAATCATGGCCCGGTTTGATATTGATACTGGCAGCTATCCAGTACAGCGCCGAGCCAAGATAGCGGGCTGCGGTTTCAACCTGCCTGATATCCGCAATCCGCTTTTCCGAGAACCAGAACTCAAACTGTACCGTCGGGTCATAAACGGCAAGATGCGGCGTGGCGGTTATCTGAAAATAGCCCGGCGTCAGCTCAATCCGCGACGGTGCTGCCGGTGCGGCAATCCGGAAGGTGGTGGTGGCAGGTTCACCCTGCTGGCCATAGCTGTTTATCGCCCGCACCGTCAGGGTGTATTCCCCGAGCGGCAGGCCGCTGAAACGGTGCTCCGTGTCTGCGGTGATGGCGGTGGTCACCAGTCTGGCATCCGTTCCCTTACCACTGGTCAGGCGCAGACTGAAGCGCACGCCCTTCACCACCCGCGGCGTGTCCCATTTAGCCTGCGCCAGATACTGGCCGTCAGCTGCACTCACCTCCACCGTCAGGTGCTGTACTGCCGGTGGGATGACGCTGTTCAGGGAACCTGACTGCGGCTCAAAGCGGGCACCGTTATCCACGATGGCTTCTTTTTCCGGTACGTGCTGCACCGCCGTGATGGCAAAGGTGCCGTCCGTGTTTTCCCGGACGGAGACACAGCGGAACAGGCGACGGCGCAGTGACGGCAGGGAGAGTCCCCACACCCCGTATGTCTCCACACCATCAGGCAGGGTACTGACCTGTATCCGGTCCGGCGCGGGGTGTGCGGTGATGTCCACACTCACCGGCTTACCGCTGCCGTTAATCAGGTTCACCGTGGCGGCACCGGTCTCCGGCAGTGTCACCTCACGGTCCAGCGTCAGGGTGCGGCTGGCGGCATCGATGGACAGGACACGTCCGCCGGTCATGGTCCCGGCATAGTCGTTATCACAGATTTCAATAATGTCACCGGGTGTGTGACGCAGCCCCTGTGACCCGAGCGTGAAATCCACCGTCTGCGTTTCCAGCAGTCCGGTCTTTATCACCCACAGCCCGGCACGGTGGGCCTGACCGCGACTGGTGCAGCCGAACGCATCCATCTTCAGCAGGTTGCGTCCGTAGCGCAGTATGGCTTCCGGGTCTTCCACCAGTTCCGTGGAGGTCTGCCAGCCGTTCTGCGGGTCGGTGTAATTCACCTCCACCGCCGTGTGGCGGTCCTTCAGGGCGCTGAAGCTGTAGCGAAACCCCACGCCGTTATCATCCACCACCACATCACTGCTGGTGTAGGCCACACCACATCTGACGGACGGTCCTGCACAAACGTCAGCGTCTGCCCGTTCCATACCGGCATACAGCGCATCGCCGAGCAGAAATCACTGAGAACGTCCCACGCCTTACGCTGTTGTGACAGGTACGCATTGAAAGTCATCCGCGGCTCTGTGCCCCCGAAACCATCCGGGACCGTCTGGTCGCAGTACTGCGCAATGGCATACAGCGCCCACTTGTCCACATCCGCCGCCCCCAGGCGTTTTCCCATTCCGTAGCGCGGGTGGGTCAGCATGTCCCACAGGCACCAGGCAGGGTTGTTGCTGTATGCCGGTTTCAGGCTGCCGTCCCAGATGCCGCTGTACGTGCGTTTTTCCGGGTCATAGTTTGACGGTACCTGGATGATGCGACCGCGGATATGGTAGTTCACCGTCATCTGCTGACCGCCAAACTGCTCCGCATCCACCTGCAGCCCCACAATCGCCGTGTTCGGGTAGCACTGTTTCACATCGATGATTTCGGTGTATGACGACCAGAGCGTCTTATTCTGCAGCTGGTCCGAGGTGCTGTCCGCTGTCTCCCGGACCATCCGGATGTTAAAGGGCCGCTCAGGCAGATTATCCAGAATCACCGACGCCAGAAACTGCGAGGTGGTCTTGCCGTTAATGGTGACATCCTTTTCCGTCACCCAGTTACCGTTACGCTGCAACTGAATCAGCAGTCGGACAGAAGAGTGATTACGGTCGCCCTTTGAGGTGGTCTCCAACAGTGACTGCACCCCGAAGGTGACCCGCAGGCGGTCAATGTTCGCGGACGTAATGGTGCGCGTCACCGGTTTTGCCTTCGTCACTTCCACGCCCAGTCCGGTTTCAGCTCCGGAGGACTCAAAGCCTTCCGGTGGTGTCTGCTCCTGCTCCCCGGCACGCCAGACCGCGGTCACACCGTGTATCACGGGATTGCCGTCCGTGTCCGTCAGTGGGGTTTTGTTCACCAGAATACTCTGCAGTCCCTTCACCGGACCTTCTATCGGTCCCTCACCAATCGCATCAATCACACTCATCATCTGCGTGGATTTGAGATTATCCTTCGCCTCACGAGGCGTGTGTGCCTTACCGCCACCTTTTCCCATACAGCCTTCCCCTGAATAAATTAACCGCCACTTGCCATTCCGTACAGAAGTCGGATATCCTTCGCCCGAAAAGCATGAAACACATTTCTGCCATGCTAAAGAGAAACCCCGGTATCAGCAGATACCGGGGTTTTCTTTCATGCCCACCGATAATCCTGTTGGTTAAAACCGGTAATGGCATAAAAATTCTGAATATCTTCACATTTTCACACACTGACTGTGGCGCTTATAATTTCGCTGCGTTAGTGTTTTTTTGCCCGAGTAACAAAAACAACTCCTTAACATTGATCTTCATTTGTCTGTCCCCGCAGCTCCGCGATCACTGCGGGATTTTTTTATGTTTTATCCCTGTCGCCCGACAACCACGACCGTTCCGCCCCCGCCTTCATCACGGGTGCTGATGTCCTGGGATATACGGCGGGAGCCAACCAGCATTTCCCCGTAAGGCACCGGCATCGGGTTCCCCTGGGCAATCATGTTATCCAGCGAGGAAAAGTACGTGTTCTGTCTGCCGTTATCCGTTGCGCGGTAATCCGGTGTTTTTGCCTTCGGGGCCAGCATCTGGGCCACACCGCCCAGAATCATGCTGGCTCCAAGTGAAAACAGCATCGTGGTGGCAGAAAAACCACCGGCTGCCAGGGCTGAACCCCATAACGCCATTGATGCCCCGGCAGTGAAGAAAGAGCCCACGATGGCTGCCGCCCCCAGCACAATCTGCAGTCCACCCTTTCCGGCCCCGGCCAGTCGCGGCACAATATGGATGACCGTTCCCTCACCCAGCTGTTCGTGAAGACGGGCGTACACCGCCTCCGGTGCCGTGTCATAACCGGCAATACGTATCTGGTACCAGCCTTCGTTCATCTGACGGCGAAAGCCCGGCACCTGTAACGACAGCGCCCGGATGGCTTCCGCTGCCGTGTTCACATACAGGCTGAGGCGGCGGCCAAATCGTTGTAAATCCCCGTGAAGGCAGATACGTGCCAGTGGCGGTGACGCCAGGCTGAATGCGTTCGTCGTTGCCATTTTTCGGAATACCTCTCCCGTTTACTCAGTTGTTCAGGCAGATGGTGAAGCAGTTCACCGTTGCCGCAGTATATGGCGGCATGATTGGCCACCGATGCGCCAAAGCAGCACAGCAGGATATCGCCAGGCTGTGCGGAAGGCAGGGAAATCCTGTAAAAACCAGTCGCCTCCATATTGTCCAGGTACAGGTTCTGACCATTGCGCCACCAGTCATCCTCACGCTCAAAATCCGGCATATCAGTCCCCGCCAGATGATAAGCATCCCGGAACAGCGTGTAACAGTCCGTCACCCCGTGCTCAAAGCGCCGTCCTGTCAGATGTGGCACACAGCGGAATTTATGAATTTCCCCCCGGCAGACCAGCCACCAGGACAGTGCACTTTTTATCTGCAGCCGCCGGTCGGCCTCGCTCAGCCAGGGCAGGCCACCGGGATGGCTGTGGACCAGTGCCACAATCTCCCCCTGCATCTCTGCCCGCAGCCAGTCTTCCGGTGCAATACGAAAATACGCCTCCGGCTCTGCGGAAATATTCACACAAGGGATATACCACTCCCCCTCCGGCGTGCTTATCACGAAGCCGCACGACTCCGCAGGCGCACACCGCCGGGCATGCGCCAGAATCGCTGATTCAGTCTGTGTCATAAACCGGGATTTACTGCGAAAGTTTATTAATGGAAAGGAAACCGCCAAAATTAGCCACCATGCCGCGCATCTCACACCCGCGCATGCACTTGCTGCATCTGTCCTTACGGATATCCGTGGTGGGTTTATCGAACTCATCCGCCACCGCAGGACCGTTATACCCGCATTCATCTCCCCGGTAATCCCACATACAGGTGTTCGCCAGCATAATGCGACCGGGAAACAGCGCCCCGTCCGTCTCGGTCGGTGTGGCCAGCACAAACGAGGCTGTCATGGCCGTCAGCTCTGACATCTGCTCCACCACCCAGCGGTCTCTCAGCTCCTGCTCCGGGTCCGCTTCCGGATTGCCCGCCACAAAATTCACCGCATCCAGAAAACGGGCATACACCCGGCGGCGGACCACCGTGGCCCCCACCAGGCTCTGCAGGTCCTCCGCCATTCCGGTGACCAGACCGAACAGATTCGACACCGTCAGCGACGGGCGGGCACTGCTGCCCTTCCCGTTCATCTCAAAACCGCTGCCGTCAATCGGGTATGCCTGATATTCCCGCCCCTGCCAGGTGACCGCCTCCCCTTTTTCATTCAGCTCATTACAGAAAAAATACCGCTCACCGCCCTGCACCGTCAGGTCAATTTCCCAGAGCACCACCCGCGGTGACTGCTCTGATTTAACCGACTCGTTCAGACTTTCTTCATGAATGTCCTGCATCAGTTCACCACCTGCTCAATCGTACAGCTGAAATCACTGTACCGGGCGTTATCCGTGACGCTCCACTCCCGGCACACAACCCTCACCGTCCGGTTATGTTTCGGCGGTCGCCACAAAAAGGCACGGTAACCACCATGCCAGGATAAAAATTCATCCAGCCAGCGCCGGGTTGACTCATCCGTCACCCGGAACACCGCCTGAAACGTCTTCAGTTGAGGATTCAGCCCTGTGGGGCGGCGCTGTTCATAACCGTCACCAAACCGCACCCTCACCACCGACGGCTTCTCACTCACCTGCATCCCTTCACGCGGGACCAGATGCAGCGTTTTTATCTCAGCCACTCAGCATTCCTCCGTCACGTCGCATGGACAGCATCACCGCCTGCACCCGCTGGTCAATCAGCTGCACAAGACTGCCTGCCGCCTCCGGCCCTATCTGTCCGTTAGCCCCGTCATTCTGAATGGCGATGTGGTAGACCGGGGAATACACCAGACCAGCACTGCCGTTCATACTGCCCACGGCGCGTACGCCCAGCGAGCCATCCGCCGCCCGGGTCAGGGGCATAATAGCTTCAGGTCCGGCTTCCCCCATCAGCCCGGCCCCTTTTGCAAACGCAAAGTACGTGGGCGTGTCCACAATGCTGTTGCTGTACGCGCTCAGGTTTGCCGAGGTATACACGCCGCCTTTTGCATTGGCCACCGCTCCGCCCAGCCAGTCACCAATGCTGCCGAGAAATCCTCCCGCACCGGACATACCGTTTGCCGCCGTCTTAATTCCGTTGACAATCGCGGCATTCATAAGAACTTTTGATATTTCCTGCAGCACTGATGAGGCCCAGCTGCGCCATTCCACTTTATTTCCGTTCAGCATCTCCGTGATGTTATTCACCATCCCTGAGATACCCTCCGTCGCCAGCTGTGCTGCCTGTGAGGCGTAATCGGACGCATTATCCACCCAGTTACTGAATCCCTCCTGCAGCCCTTTCTGCCAGTCCGCACGCTGCACATCCGATTCGGCATAAAAGACTGCCTGGTCCTTAAGGCGTTCGCTCAGATACTGCGCGTTCTGTGCCAGAGCCTGTCTGTAAAAATCCTCACTGATATCCCCGGTCTGATACTGAGACTGAAGGTCCGCATCCTTCTGGCGGAAGCTGTCGCGGATCTGCTGCAACTCCCGCATGCGTTCTCTGGCTCGCTCCCCCTGCCCGTACCCCAGCAGTTCAGCATCATTCGACGCACGCGCAGCCGCATTCTCATTCTTCAGTGTCTCTTCCCGGGATCGCAACTGTTCCCGGATTTTTTGCTGGTCAATCAGGGTCGCGTTACGCAGCAGTTCCTGCTTCTGCATCTCCGTCAGGGTTTTCAGTTCACCCAGCGCTGTCTGGTATTTCAGCTTCGCCAGCTCTGTATTCTGCCCCACCAGTGCCAGTTGCTCTTTCTGCTGCTTCAGCAGCCGGGAAAAACTGTCTTCCGCTTTTTCCGTCTCTGATTTTCCACCCCGGGATTTGGGTTTATTCGCCTCGTTATTGCGCCAGGCTTCCAGGGCATTACTGATATAACGTTGTCTCGCCTCCTGATACGGATCACCCACAAAACCGAGGTCATCCGCCGCATACCCCAGTCGGACACGCTCTTTTTCTTCCCCTTTCAGTCTGGACAGGCCAGCTCACGCTCTGTTTTTGTCAGGGCACTCTGCTGTTTATCATCCAGGGTGGCCTGCGGCAGCCGTAACGGTACATTCACCAGTCCCTGACGCTGCTGAAGCAGTTCATTCCCCAGCCCCAGCAGACGGTTGAATTCCGTATGCTGACCGTTCATAACCAGCATGGACTGGTACACCTTATTCTGCTCTGCCGCCTGCTGACGAATTAACGCCACACGACGGTCTTCCAGCCCGGCAAGCACATCCTGAATGGACTGCGCTTTTTCCTGCATCTGTGCCAGACGGGACTGCTCAACGGCAAGCTGCTCTGTTGCCTGAGAAAGCCCTTCCGTTACGGTCTTCACCGATGTCAGATGGTTTATCATGAATCCGTCACCGGTCGTCCAGCCCGGGTTCGCCAGAACATACTGATATCCTGCGATTTTTCCTGCAGGGATTTCACCCGACTGGCCTGTTCATCAATCAGCCGGTTCTGCTCTGTCAGCGCCGCCCGTGTTCGTCCTTCATTATCTGAGGCTTCAGGCAAAGACATTGACGGCGTTTTATGCGCGATTTCATCTATCGTCAGTGCATACTGGCGCGCAGACTCCCTGGCCTGCTCCTGATTCTGGTACAGCGTGTACCATGCTGCAGCCCCCAGCATCACCAGTCCGGGTACGCCACCAACCAGCCCCAGCGCACCGCTCATCAGACGTGAGCCCACCGCCGTTGTACTGTTCAGCGCATTCTGGGCGGCGCTTCTGGCAGCAATATTTCTGTTCAGGCGTTCCTGTGTGGCCGCCAGACGGGCCTCTGCAGCAATCTGCATCTCCGTCCCGCGGGCTGCCGCCACGGCCTGCTGAGCACGGTACACGGCTGCCCTTGCCCGCGCCGTGGCAATCTGCGTTCCCCTGAACTGTGCTTCCGCCAGTGCAACTTCATTACGTGCAGCCGTCACAAGTCCTGCCGTGGCAGACATCGCTCCGGAGGCCATATTGCCAAAGTACCGGGCAACCCCGACGGCAACCAGCGCGCCCACGGCTGTTGCCACATTATCAATCTGTCCGGCAACACCGTTCAGCATGCCGGAGAGCGTTTTTGTCACCCCGCTGGCCTCATTCGCACCGCCCACCCAGGCCATAAAGGCGTTTTCCACCTTTGTGATACTACTGGAAACCGTTTCCGGCATGGCCGCATATTCATCACGTAATATCCCCAGCTGGCTGATTAACGCGGGGACCACTTTATCCGCTGTCAGTTTTCCGTCATCCGCCATTGCCTTCAGATCTTTACGGGCCACGCCCATACCCGCAGCCAGTGCACGTACGATCCGGTCACCACTTTCATTGACCGAATTAAACTCTCACCACGCAATACACCCTGCGCCAGCGCCTGACTGAACTGGGTGATCACCGAGCCCGCCTCTGCCGTACTGGCACCGGAGATTTTCAGCCCTGTCGAAATGGCCTCCGTCACCTTCAGCACATCATCAGCACTGTAACCATATTCACGCATCGAGGCAGCCGAACGGGCAAACAGGGCCGCATTATCCGAAAATGCGGTGCCTGTCCGCTGGCTGATATCCATCAGCACTTTCTGTGATGACGCAAATTCATCGGATGACTGTGATGCCTGTTTCAGACGGG